AAACCATCTGGATTACAAAGATACATAATACCTCCTCCTATGCTGGTTCCCATACTGTAAAATCAGCCTTGCTCCCTTTTTTCTTCCAACCCTTGTATTCAACCCACTTTCTTCCCATATCCTCAATATAGTTGGAATCCCCTGGATAAGCATATACTCCATATCTCCATCTTAGGTGTTCCGCAACGAGCTCCTTATTACCAGTATGGAACTGTTTTTCAGGATTCTTATTTTCATCTATAAGAATCCTACATCTTTGAACAAATACACCCTTTATAAGGGAAGGATGGCCACAAAAACCTCCCCCTATACGCAACTCCTTTGGACACTCATAAAATTGACCATTCCAAGGAAAAAACAAATTCCAATTTTTCATCTTTTCCCCATCCGTCTTAAATTGGGGAAGTCTAAGAGACGCTAGGTCTGAATTCTTTTCCAATATTTCCACCATACTACTCAAAGACACTTTCCTGAGTAATTTCCAATCATCCTCAAGATGAAAAACATAATCTGTCTCTGCCTGACCCCATGCCCACTTAAAAGCCTTACCAAATCCTGGTCTATCTGGGAAGTTAGATATTACTTCAGAGCTATAATATCTACAAACCTTTTCCATAGTTTCAGGATCATCTGACCATCCTACAGGATCTACATTTATAATGATTCTACAATCTGCCTGCCACAACAAATTAAGAAAAAAAGAATCTAAAGTTTTCATCAATAAATCTGGACGAACACAGGCCGTAATCGTTACATCAAGTTTCATCTCATCCTCCTAAAAAACAATAGGTTGTCATAATAAGCCTTGATACCTTTTTTATTCTTCCAAGGCTCCCAATAAGATTTTATTCTTTCCTCGACATGAGGTTGACGAATATAGGCGTGGTTAGAAAATTTGAATTCCCAATAACTACTGGGTTGGCAGTTGAGATGAAAATGGCCTTCTTGACCAGGCGGAGCGGCCGACATCAATATATTCTTAGAGAGATAGCAAAGGTTCTTTACGAACGCATCACTACACTCCTTCTCTATATGTTCAGCGACCTCCAAACAGACAACTAGGTCAAAATACATACCTAGATTAAGAGGAAGGCGAAGGTCTTTTATAAAAACCTTATCTTTATCCACAACAAGATAAGGAATTACTTCCTTAGACCCTTCTATTCCATAACATAAAATTTGTAACTTGTCAAACCCTTTTATTAAATCTCCTATTGCACACCCAACATCAATTATAGATTTAGGATTTATAGTTTCTACGATTGCTTCACATACAGGTTCTGATCTCCATTCTAAACGATGTCTACCTCTAAAAAATCTTCCATTATACATCTCTTCTACTGTTCTCATTTCATCCATTTACCTTTATCATTTAGAGCTCTTTCATCACCTATATGGTTAAAACAATTGGCATTAAGTTGAGCTGATGTTAGGCACATATCATGATACTTCTCCATTGCATCACGCTCTCCAACCAAAGGCAACATCTTCTTAATTACCCAAGTTCTAGATATAGTTGGATTAAAAGTAAAATGAAAATTTCCTAAATTTATTCTAGACCAAGTAAACCTTCTAGGCCATCTTCTATAATGTAAAGGTTCTCCAGAAATTCCATTGAACTTATTTACCTTGCTGAGTATAGATCTCAACCTAATATATCCTACCCACTCACATTTCTCAAACATCCAAAGTATTTGATCTATATAATGAGTAAGAGGCTCTGTAGATAACCAGTCATCCTGCAGATGCATCACATAGGGATATTTCTCCTCGTCTATTATCTCCATTAAACGTGTATATCCATAGGCACATCCATTATTAGTACCTAATGGTATATAATTAGAAATAAACTCTTTTAAAGAGTAGATAACTTCAAAAGTAGGGACATCAGTACCTTGAGACATTAAGATCAATCTAAACATATCAAGACAATCATAATTTAGCTTAATAAAAGACTCTAGAGTTCTTTTAAGATAATCAGCCCTTTTATAGGTAAGTACAGTTACAGGAATGGTGATATTACCAAGGTCCTTTGATAAATTATTGCCTCCAGGTATTTTATACGAATCATAAATTTTCATATTCTTTTATAAGAGGTCTTATATCTGGAATTGGGTTATTCTTTATAATGCCAAAAAGTTTTCTCATTTCTGGTATTACAACCGTTTCCATACCATTTACACTTTCAAAGTAATTAGAACACTCTTTTCTGATGTCACTAGAATTTCTACTTCTATCCAAGGCTTCCTTAAATTGAAGAGCACATTCCTTATTGTTTCCCCAATTGCGTATTATAGTACAGAATCTACGGTTCTGATATACCGTCGGACAATGTCTCGAAGGGTTTGAAATGATGACAGGGGTACCACATCGAAGTGATTCGAGTGGACCCCTGTCATTTTGTCCTCCCATGCCCATATACACAAAAAGGTGGGATTGATTCATCAATTCCCTAACCTTATCTCTAGGAACCATACCTGGCATGGCTACGTCCAGTCGGGCGCTTTTTATGTTTTCCCTTAAGAGGTTAGTCTTCACCCCGTGACCAAAGCGTCCAGGTAAAATGCACCTAAGATCCTCTCTAAAAAGTTTCTTATAAGTGGCAATTATTTCTATGGTTCTCCATTGTGCTTTCCTATCATGAACATGGGAGGCTCCCACACATACGTCAAACTCTTTGGACACGTTATGCGTAGGAAAGAAGATATCTGGATTAACAGGTTTCTTAAAAGGATAAAAAAACCTACCCCTTGAATCATGAGTAGGTTTGGAGATTAAATCATCTAGAACAATATTCCAAAACTTCCACCGAGCTCTCCCGGTGTTTGCGGCATAGAGAATCAACCAATGATTTTTATCTTTCTTATCCATTAGAAAGTTGAACCACCCCCTAAATCCACCCCTAACGAATATGATATCTCCTTTCCTAATATACTTGTTTGCATACCATATCTCTGGAACCACATAACACATGATTTTTTTATGATACATAGTATGCCCACATCCTCTGGAGGACTCAATAAAGATTGTTACCTCCTCTACAATCTTCTCCTCCAACATACGGTTGAGTAGATAAAGATAACCTTCTGAAAGTAAACCGTTTTCTTTATCTATAGCATAAAAATTTGAACTACCCACCTCTAAATTACAAGGAGGCCTAGATCCTTCTATGCAAGGTCTATCGCTTGTAAAGAGAAATATTATCCTCATGCTTTAATGAACATCCTTGTCATTACTCCACTCCTTTCAAAGAACCAATTAAAAGGATGTGGATAGAAAGAACTCAAAATTTTTCTTACCGACCTATCTAAATTACTAATCTCCCTACCCCAATCATGAACTCCAAGTAGATCTCCATTTCTCAGATGTTTAGCATATAAACTCATCTCTTTAATTTTATTACCATTATCTAAATAGAGAAATTTTCTCCTTTTAGAGGACACCAATTTAAGAACAGTAGGATCGCCCTCACCTAAAAGTAGATCGGTGACGATAAAATAAACATTGGAGTTAAACCCTTTTTCCTTAAGTATATCTAACTCCTCAGAATTTTTAATATAACCCTGAGATCTACGAATCATTTGCTTAGGGCTCATATAGTCAAAAGAATAAATAGGTGTCTTAGTATTTACCTCATGCATCAACAAAGTAAGTCCATAATAGGCTGAACCTAACTCTATAATAACCTGAGGCTCATGTATTAAAATAGCTGATTGAATATAACGAAAGGACTCTTTCTCATGAGATATAAGAGCCCTTAATCCATTATTGATTTTACTGTAATACCAATTTCTCATCTATAGGACAATTCCCCCATAATAGAGGCGTAATATTTATGATAAAGGTTGTCCATATTATAAGTTCTTCTCATAAATGTCCGACTCCTTATTGACTCATTCTCTCTCATTCTACCAAGTATTATCGTTGCTATATCTCTCCACAGTCTATTTGGATCCACAATATTTACATCATGACTAAAACTGCCAAAATCAAAATATAAAGCAGTAGATCCTGATATTTCTATTTGCATATGGAGAGACTTATTGAGAACAAGGAGAACACCTCCGGTCAAAGAGGCCTCAGGAACAACCAATCCAAAGGACTCCTCTCTTGTAGGAAAGATAAAAAGGTTAGAACATAAGAGTAATTCTCTAACCATTACTTTAGGAATACCTACATCAAATTTAGGACTCTCAAAATCAGAGGTGAAGGCGAAATCAATCTGATCTATAAGACCCCTCATTATAGCATGTTGTCGGTATTTTTCTACATTATCTTTTTGTTGTCTACCCGTAGACCATTGATTAGCAATTAGAAGAAATACTGAGTTACCTTTAGATTTTATTTCTCCGAATATACTCATCACTTCTTTAACCCTTTTAGCAGAAAGACGATCCACGGAGGCAGGCAAAACCTGTACCACCTCACTCTGCATAATTCCAGGATATTTGTCAATAAAGCGGCAAGTATCTTCATGGAAATCAAACCAGGTTCTGAGATCTTTTATATGAGGGATACTCCTTACATCTTCAATAGTGCCTCGATATTGCTCAGCCACCCTAAGCCTGTCTGTCTCATTAGGAAATATTAATTTATGATTAGGACCGTAAGACTTGATATTCCACCAATCACTCCCTATACTTGGCACACTATGTATCCAATGCAACCATTTGAGTTTAGGAAGAGCCCTACCTGCTCTTTTACAACCTTCCCCATAAGGTAGGTTCCATCCTGTAAACACAAAATCATGAGTAAAGGCGAAATCAAAATCTTTGAGTTCCTCCTTTAACATAATCTCCATATCTTGAATTATTTTTTGATGCTCTTCGGTAATATCATTTATAGAGCGATAGTCCTTTAGATGGGTAAAAGGAGTCTTTTTATGAATAGTAACTCCTTCTGGAGGAGTATAAGGGTGATTTTTGTCATTGTAATTTTCATTCACAAAAATATGGACCTCCTCACCATGTTTATGTAACATAGTAATTTGGTCCTTAACAATTCCTGTTAAGGAATATCCCGGAATAAATTCACTAAAACTCGTCAAAATTGCGATTTTCATTACCTTCTCCTTTCTTCATATAGTATGATTGAACTTCTATATCATAATTTTATCTTAAATACCAGATAAAGTCAAGATATAATTTAATATATTTTATCAGGCCGTTGTAGTTGTGGTTGTACTTGAGGTTGTAGTTGTAGTATGATCCTGGCATTGCATCATCTCAATTTCATAACAACCTTCCCTTACACTCGATCCTGTAGTAATATGAATCCTATAATAACGATAGGAACCTGAATTAGAGAATTCCCATTCATACCATGTGGATTGACTCATAGACTGAGAAGTAACCGTATGTACCACATCATAAGTGGCAAAATTAGATACACTACTGCCTCTGAGTTGCCAAGTGTAAGTTGTCTCATATCTACATCTAAATCTATATTTCTCTATCTTTCTTGGAACGGCAAAATCTACTTGCCACCATACCGGGAAGGATGGAAAGTTATTTGTTTCCCAAGTAGAGCTAGTATTGTTATCTATAGCATTAGACGCAGGATACCCACTAGCCGCACTACTCGCCGATGCTGATTTTCCTCCTGTTAGATCAGACGACCACTCGCTACATAGAGGAGCAGTGGAAGATGTGGTAGATATCGTACTTCCTGAACTAGTAGTAGTAGAATATGTACTCGTAGAGGAAGCTGTAGAACTTGTAGAAGAACTAGAACTTGTAGTGGACGCGGTGCTAGAGCTCGATGTTGTAGTAGAAGAGGTACTCACAGTAGATGCCGTACTAGAGCTTGATGTTGTAGTAGAAGAGGTACTCACAGTAGATGCTGTACTTGTGGTGGAAACAGTTGAACTCGTAGTAGATAAGGTGCTCACAGTAGATACTGTACTAGTTGAAGAACTACTGGTGCTTGTGGTAGATAAGGTGCTCACAGTAGATACTGTACTAGTTGAAGAACTACTGGTGCTTGTGGTAGATAAGGTGCTCACAGTAGATACTGTACTAGTTGAAGAACTACTGGTGCTTGTGGTAGATGCAGTACTTGTGGTAGATGCAGTACTTGTGGTAGATGCAGTACTTGTGGTAGAGCTGGTTGTGCTATAAGACGTGGTTGCCGTTTCGGTAGTAGAGGTGGTACTAAAGGTACTAGTTGAAGATTCAGTTGAACTAGTTGTAGATGCGGTACTAGTTGAAGATTCAGTTGAACTAGTTGTGGATACCGTACTCGTACTACTTTGAGAAGTAGAAGTACTCGCGGCACTACTTGTAGTGGTGCTCACAGTAGTTGAAGATGTTGTAGTATATGTAGATCCAGTAGTGGACCCAGTGGTTACAGTAGTAGAAGAAGTAGATGTAGAACTGGTAGTAGTGGTAGAACTTGTGGTTGTAGAACCACTTGTGGTTGTAGATCCTTGAGTGACGGTTGTGGTAGTTGTAGAATAGGTGGAAGTTGTAGTAAGCCCTGTAGGTTCAGTTATTGTGAATAAAATTTCCTCCACGTGAAATACAGAATCGTCCCCAGGAGGAAGTGTCATTTTAATCCAAAACATATCAGGTCTATTAATCCACCAATTTAATTCTAGTTGTGTTCCTGATACATAACTACTAGAATAAGCCATTTGGACCCCTTCCTTATCTAAAATCTCTAAGGTAGGGTAGGTACCTCCAGGATGATCATGGAAGAGTTTCATATATTGAGGTTGATATTCCCAATTCCAACTACCTTTTACTTTTAATTGACCTCCATTAGAGTTAGCATTTATATTAAAATTCCATCTGTTATTATAAGGATCCCAACTCGTCTCGATTGGTGTAGCCGTGTCCAAATGATCTGGTTGCCAGTATATATTATTGAAATAAGATCTCCATTCAGAATACCAACTTACATAAAGAAAAGGTTTTTCCCCTCCAGAGGAGTAATCGACCGCCGAAAATTTCCTATGAGAATTAGATGCACTTCCACCATCATCAACCACTACTATCACCGAATTCCCAGCCACCCATCCTGCTCTGTTAATCACCGTTTGAAGTTGGGATTGTATAGGGATAGTTCTATAGTTTTTATCATCTGTCCAGGAGGCTAAATTACTCCAGGATACTCCAGAGGTTAAACTCCATCCATCTACTTCTGCCTTATCAGCAGGTGCTCCAGGATTATCTGCATTTACAAGATGGCAGGTGACTCTAATTTGAGATGCCGTTTGGCTATCATATGCCTTGAACTTTACATAGGCATATACAATAGTGGCATCTTTAGGTATAAAAATATCTGTAAATCTAATCCAAGCCTTAGCCATCTTTATGCCGTTGTGGTTGTTGTGGTTGTTGTGGTTGTTGTGGTTGTTGTCACACTATTTACACTGAACTCTATCGTTAACTCAGCAGTTCGAAATTCCTCCCAAATTTCAAAGGTTTTAGGATCATCTCTCCAATGTTGATATACATATTGTTGAACACCTGTTCGTGGGTTATCCAAAGGATATGGAGCACATTCTATACATAGAATTATTGAATTACCTTTTGCCCATGCTGGTAAATTTAGAATACTTTGAATATCTGACGATATATTCAAAGAGGTGTAATACAAACTTCCTCCCCATATTTGTCTTATACCTGTTAATATCCCTGTTCCAAAACTCGACCTTAGAGTCATGTATTGAGATATATTGGAAGGAAATGATGGGTTGCCCTGTTGTACTGAATATAAATAAATAGAATTAGCCCAATTTGGAATTACCTCATCCCAATTAGAGCTCTCCGTATAACCTAAATTTACACTCGCATAGGCTATCTCCTGACTATTATCTATCTGTATATTGTCAAACCTAAGAACTGCGGCCGTAAAATATTGATAATAATTATCTTCCCCAGTAGAGTACCACTGTCTGATAGCACGAGCAGAAAAAACCCAAGGCAAAACACCTGAATACCAATTTAGACCAACAAAGGAGTACCCAGTAGGTCTCTCAGCAGTGATGTAATAAGTCCCTCTACCCCCATAATTTACCGTATATACGGCCTTTTCCCTAAAATAGTAATTACGAGTGGAAATACTACTTGGGTTCCAGTAACTTTTAAAGGCTTTGGCCTTTAAGGTACAAGTAGTTCCAATATAGAAAGGAGAACTATATAAGATAGAACTCTCGGTTGGATCGCTCCCATCCAGGGTGTACCTAATATCTCCATCACTTGGATAACAAGTTAAGGTAACTAATTGTTTATCATAGTAATTTCCTGAATTTAAAGATATATCTGGAGCCTTCAAAGTAGATGGCTCTATCCAATCTACCATCAAATTAGCTTTCTCTGATCCTGCCCTATACTCTAATGCGGAGAATAGTCTATTTGAATTAGAGTTACTACCATTATTCTCTAATAATACTAATATGGAATTACCAGATACCCATCCTGGTCTATCAATAACCTCCTGAAGTATATCCTTAAGATTAGGAGTCCTATAAACATAGTTATCTTGCCAAGTGTCTATATTGGTCCAACTTATGCCTGAAGTTCTAGGATAATTATCTACATCACTCTTAGATGTAGGAACACTGGGATTATCTTCATCTGCAAAGTATATATTAACATTTACATCTGCACTCTCAAGGTCCAAATATGATCTAAATACAATAAAAGCAGATTTAATAAACGAAGAAGGAGGTATGGCCACATTAGGAAAATATATGTAAGAAGTATCTGGCATTAATATACAGGACTCCCAGTATAATCCCCAATTGGTATAGCCAACGTATCATCATAAAAGTTAGATCCCTGGGTGTATCCATCCTCGGTAGATGCAAATGATCCTGAATCAGAGGTTGAAGGAACCACAGAGATCCCTCTTATCCAAAACTCTCCCTTTTCCATACTTTTCCATTCTATTATTCTAAATATACTTACCTCACTAGTTACCAATCCTAGAAAGGCCTTATCGAGTTGACTATCAGCATCAAAAGAAAAATCCACAGAGTCCCCAATTTGTAAATCAGAAAGGTTTAAACTACCAGAGAATTCTATAATTAATCTAGGGAAGGATCGTTCATCTAATAGCCAACTCAGCACCCTTTCTGCCTGAGATTGATTACCTACAAAATCAAGCTCATATTGTTCTCCCTCTAATACACCAAACATACCCTGACTCGTAGAGGAACTGGCTTTTACAATATCTCTATAAAATTCCTCAGGTTCATCAAAAGCCCCTACCCACTCTTTATGGTAAAGTGCTGATAAAGAATTAAGTATATCCACCCTAGGGGTATAGGATACCCTAATAGATTTTAGATTTATACGATTAGCCTCGATGGTCTTAACTGAAGATTCAGTATAGGGTATATATTTAAGGTTGTGTTGACTGTTATCCCACCATCCAAGAGATCTAGATTGAACTAAACAAAATTTTACTAATTCTAAAACATCAGGAACACTCTCTATCACTATATTAAGAGTGATATTCTCATCTGAATAAGTAGTACCTACAGAACTATAAGAACTACCTATATTTTCTGATATACTCAATCCACAATACTCTACAAAAAAATGTTTTAATATATAATCAGGTCTGTTTACCAATTCTCCTTCTGTTCCATAATTACCAGAATCATCAGCTACCCATCCTTTAACATCTGCTGAAACTGCACCACCAATCACCGTGTCTGCCACACTATTACCTGTTAATTCCACAGTTCCTGTCTTATATACCGTATCTACCTTAGTTACATAAGCCGTACTTCCAGCAGATGTTACATACCTAACCTCAAGCCATACTAAACCTACCCCTGCATATCCCGAAGGGTTACTCCCTCCTCTTTCTATAGTAACCAATGTGGAATTAAGTGTTTCCCAATCAAGAACATTCCACCAACCTATCTTAGTAGTTCCAGGTACACTTACCCATCCAGTACCTGGAGCACCCGCTCCATAATATGCCCTAACAGTAGTATTCGAATCTAAAAAATTAACGTGCATACAGATTCGAATACTAATCGTTTGATTAGGGGGTTCTTCATAAAATGTTTTCTGTAATTTAACCGTGGTGCCTTGACCAAACAAGTATCCTGAAGAAACAATATTACCATCCACAAAATATTGGAGACTATCTCCTCCAAAAACACCATCATCCCCTATCGTAAAGTATGCATCATCATATTTCCATAATGTGGTCTCTGTAGAACCAGGATCAGTAGTATGGGCATGACCAGGCTCATATATTTCTATAGCATCATCTACATCTATAGTATCATCAACTTCAAGATTAACTTGCTGAGTTATTGAGGGCAAAAGAGTAAACTCTATGACCGCTTTACCTGGATAGGACCCATGTTGATCCCCAGGCTTACCAGTATAGACTACAAAATTCGCGGTTTGAAGTATATTTTCATCATTATTTCGGTTAATTACATATACAGCATCTATAGAACTCACTGGGTGATCTATGATATAAATATATGAGGATTGTATCTCAGCTACAATCGCTCCTACATTATGAACTACGGCGGTGGTATCATTTGCTCCTCTGGAACATCCTACTAATGTATTTCCCGAAACCGCGGTGTAGGTTATTTGTTCTAAATCTATTTGTATGGTACCCCCACTTGAGGGAAACTGGTAAGCATCAGTAAGGAAAATAACCGAGGAACTTTCATCTAACTCAGACTCTAATGTGGTAATACTTCCAGCATCTACAGCTCTAAAAGGAACTCTTTTACAATCCCCATATACAATAGGTAACATCTTACCAAATTCATCTGGATCTGCTCCTACATAATTATCCTTATCAATTATAGTTTTTACAAATTTATTCTTTATCCCAAGCTCTATCCCTACACAGTTCACCGTAACGGAAATTTGATTCATCTCAGTTACATCTTCAAAATACCCTATAAATCTATCTATTTCATCTTCTGAGGCAGATGCTCCTTCAAATATTTCAGATATGGTTATCTTAGTATAACTCAAATGGTAGGAAGTTAATATGGACGTAAATTTAGGAAAGCCTCCGATAGGTTTGGAATTATTTAGAATAATAGAACACTCAGTATTCTCAAAATCAAAAGTTATTGGATTTAAAGATCCACCTGATACCTGTCCCCAACTAATAATGACAGGCTCATAGATATTTCCTTGCCAAGTATTCTCACTGCCAGGATCCCCAAACATTCTATCACAAACAAAAAGAGTAAGACCGTCAAATTCTATCTTACCCAACTTTATTGGTATATAATTAGATCCATCAAGTGCAATTTGATTAAAAGATGAAAAAGTTCTCATCCAAGCATCTCCCTAAATTCCCATCTAGATAAAACCTGAACACCTGTTATAAATTGAAGCCTTGGTATAGTTGCAAATCTACTGAATTTATAATTATCCTCATGATCTTTAAGATAAAAAGGTTTGGAATAACTATCTAAATAACTTTTGGCAGTTTTCCATAAAGTAAGTGAAGAACCTATGCCATCATCTAAGAATACAGAATAAGACCTCAAATTTCTTTCCTCCCCCAACTTGTTAGAGTTCTCCAATCCACCAATCGTTTCTTCCCAAACTACATTATCTAAATCAGATTCTTCTGGCGGCTCATCAAATCTAACTTGAAAAGGATACCCATAACCAATATATACCTCAGTACATTGTGGGTTAACCGCTGAAATTACCCTTACCCTCCAATACCTATGTGTAATAGCCGCGGACAATGTTTTAACTATCTGATTATTATCCCCTTGAGCCCAGCTCGTTACAGCAGGAGTCCAATCACTACCATTATCTGAATATTCCCAATGCATCGTTCTACCATTAAAATTATGTTTATCTATTATCAAAGCATCTACAGCCAGATTGCCAGATGCTCCTTGATCTACCTCGATAGATATATCTCCGGTATTCGTATATTTCCAATAAAATCCAATAGATCTATCATAAAGTCTTTCCTCAGGAAATCCAGTATCAGGAGTACCTGTAACTGTAACCGTCCCTAGCTCTAAGATGTTATAAGTAAATAGTTTAATGTAGGACATATCTTACCTCGTTCTATGATAATAAACCTCAAGTTCTTTTCTTATTACTTCGGCGGCGGCCTGAGCACTTCTCTTATCCCCCATTAAAAAAGTAGGGGACAAATTTACAACTACGCCTCCTCCGCCTCCTCCTTGAGCATTAGTAGCAACATCTTCTGGACGGTACCATTGTGCACCATAAGGGGTAGGTCCCTGAATTTGTGTCTTCCTATATTGGTATGGACTGAACATGCCTCCTACCTGAGCATATACAGGTTTGACATAGCTTATGATAGAATTATGGGAATTAATAGATTTCTTTATGTTATCTCCATACGTCCTAGCTATATTTACAAACCCTCCGGTTTGATACTTTTTAATTTTAAAAGACCTTAAAGATTGATTTTTCTTTAACGCCTTAGATATAATTCCACCCCATCGAGCCACAACTCCAGATTCCCCTTCACCTTCCCCTGATTCTGAACTATCCACAGTAGGAGTGGAAACACTCACGTCCACTGGTTTAGTATCTATTTTAAGGCTATTGAGTTTATCAAAAAGTTCAGAACCGTACTTTAGAACAGCCTCTTTCCTTATTACCCATTCCCCAGGCTCTACCATAGCAGGAATAATATCTCCACCACCAAATCCTAGCAATCTACCTCCTGCCAAAAGGAGCTTCCCCGTAAAACCACCAATTTTCCTTTTAATCGTTTCTTTGAATGTGGACAGTTTAGAGGTTTCTCTTTGGACTGATTTTCCTTCTTTATATCTTTGGGAATCTCGAATAACATGGGTACTGCTATAAACCTTCCCTCCCTCTCTAAATTGTGATACTCTCTCAATTCTCCCAGATCTATCAATGGTATGTAATATTCGTTGAACATTTCCTCCCTCTCTAAATTTCTGAACTATAGAGTCCCTAATTATCTTCTCTACATTTCCTCCCTCCCTAAGTTTATATCTTGTTTTTTCAATAAAATTTTTACTCTTGTCTATTACTTTACTCACCTTACCGCCTTCCCTAAAACTATTAGTAACAATACTACCAATAATTCTTTCAACCATTCCTCCTTCTCTAAATCTAGATACTGTTTCAATACCACTAGATTTATCCACGGTATGATATATCTTTTGAACGTACCCACCCTCTCTAAATCTTTGAGTTGTAGAGTCTTTTACTACCTTTTCTATCTTACCGCCTTCCTTAAATCTATAAATTGATCTACCAATAAAATCTCTACCTCTATCTATTATACTACTTACTTTACCACCTTCCTTATAATGATCCTGTATAAATACCTGATCTCTTACCAATCCTCCTTCTTTTTTACTTTCAATCTTTCTTAATCTATCCATGGTATGAGATATTTTACGAACGTCTCCACCCTCTCTGAATTTATGGATTATAGAATTATTGATTACTCTTTCTACATTACCGCCTTCCCTAAGCCTATAACTCGTCCTCTCAATAAACCTTTTACCCTTGTCTACAATTTTACTTACCCTACCGCCTTCTCTAAAATTGTTGGTTATAATCTTACTTATAATTCTCTCGGTAATTCCACCCTTTCTATACTTAGATTTAGGTAAATCCTTATCTCTTACTAGTCCTCCTTTTTTCCATTCCCCTGTGTCTATCTTATTTTTTTCATAGGTTGTGAGGTGCTCTACTGGAACATAATCTTGAGTTATTTCTGTTCCTTCTGGACCCTTGCCAACTTGATTGTATCTAATAGTAAGTACAATCTCTTTGCTCTTCAAGGAATCCCACTTAGATTTAAGATCCGTCAATTCTTCATTTGTATCCATTAGCTTATTAATAGATTCCTCGGTTTGAAGATTGAGCTTCTCACTGTTTACCCCTTTTATTCTCTCCTGAACCCTATCTAACTCCTCCTCCACCGTCTTAATACTATCTTTGAGTCTTTCGGAGGCGGCCGCCTGCTCATCAATTCCTTGTTGTAACATAGTAGTGAGTTCCCTATGTATGTCTTCGAGCATATTGGCAGAACTCTGGGCCGCCACCTGACTACTTACTACTATGTTATTATTCTCATCTCTCACCTCATTGCCCAATTGCTCCGCTATTTCTCGAGCCTTTTCATAATATTCCTCACTATGTTGAGCACGAGCCATATTCATCAAGTTATCATATTCACTCAATCTTTCATAATACTTTTGTTCATCAGTGAGTCCCTTTTCACGAGCCGTCCTAACAGATTTCTCATAATCTTGATTGGCCTTCTCGAGAGCCTTACTTAATCTATCTCTTTCTTTCTCTACATTTTTACTCTCCTGCTGAAGACCACTTAATACATCCTTCATAAAGGCTTTCTGCTCTTCGGCTGTTTTCTTAGCCAACTCCATTTTAAGTAGTTCTGTTTGCCGAGCAATCGCTACCTCTACTCCTTGCATACGAAGAGAGGCCGCCGTTCTTTCAGTCTCTAAATCTGCATTAAATTTTTGTTCTAATTTCAATAATTGGTCTTTATTCTCTTGAGCTAACCCTGTTTCTCTAAGATATTGATTCATTCTAACTCGAGTTATCTCATTATACTCTTCCTCAATTTTATCCTTTTGTCCACTAATAATATCTATCTTAAGTTTGGCTAACTCCTCAAACTCCATCTTCTCTTTATTCTGATCATCAATAAATTTAGCCAAATGCTCTGCCCTAATAGCTTCAATACTCGCCCACTCTGATACACCCATACCTTTTATCTCTGCCGCCTTTTTCTTAAAAGCCGCAATTTCCTTATCTATATTAGATAGAGTATCTGCAAAAGCCGCCTTTTGTCTCGCATCCAATTTATCATAATAATCCTTGAACATATTAGGAAGGTTAGCTACCTCAGATTCCATTTTAATTCGAGCTTCCTCCGCGGCAACACCTTGAGCAGTAAGAGCGGAGGTAACTGCATCTATCTGATCTGTAGTGGCTCCCATCGCTTGTAATCGTTTGGTAATCCCCTCAATAGATTCTCCTTTTTCAGACTTAAGAATTTTAGCCATCTCAACAAAGGCATTGGTTTGCTCCTCCATTACTCCTTTAAACTCTTTGGTATCCTTACCAATCACCCTTACTTTATCCCCCCAATTACTTAATAATTCATCTATCTCCTCACTTAATTTACCAATTGCGGTGCCTACAACAGGAACGTAAGAAAGAATACTCAGTATTAACCTTGGAAAAAATGTTACAACTCTGGCCAATAGATTTAACAATCTGATATACTTATCTATCAGCCAATCTACTGAAGTCCCTAAAATATCTTGAGAAACCTTAAGAATTCCATACCTAAGTTCTACTTCCTTCAACCTTTGTGCATATAACTCAACTAAACGAGTATTTTGTTCTAATCTTTTTTGTACTTCCTCTCCATATGCTTTCCTAACCGCCTCAATATTCTTCTCTAATGACTCAGTTGATTCGTCTACCTTCCCTTTAAGAGGTCCATAAGCTACCACTAACCTCCTAATTTGAGCGGCATGTTCTCGAGTAACATCAATGCCCTGCTCTTTTTTAGATGCAATATCTCTAAGGGAGGCCTCATATACCTTGAGCGTATCCGCCGCTGTGGCCGAAGCCTGAGTCAACTTAACAGTAGAATCTATGGCTCTTTGGGTAGACCCCATATACCATCTTATAGCCGTAATAATACCACCAAGTGTCACAGCTACAAGAGCAATAGGACCTAATGCTCCTACCATGGCTCCTTGTAAAGCCCACATAGCCGCCCTAACTAAACCTACAGCCTGAGAAACCTTTATAAGTTCTACGGCAAATGTGGCTATACGAGTTAAGGAGATTACGGCGGCTAAACTCTTCATCACAGGAATTAATGCTACTATGGCTCTGGTGGTTAGTCCAATAGTAACAGACCACACACCAAAGGAAGTAATGATTCTACCTAAATCAGTACTCAAGAAATCAGCCATCACCTTGGCTAAACCTCTTAAGGCATCAATAAATACCTTAAGGGCACTTATGGCTCCTCCTTCACCAAAGGCCACAGCTATCAACTTAGCCCTATCTGCTAAGTTCTTAATTTTAACACCAAGACCTTCCATCTGCGTACCTGCCATATCTGCCGCAGATCCTATCTCATAGGTCTTGTTGAGCATATCATCAAAACTACCAGGACCTGTTCCTGCGAAGGCTCTTGCTAACACGGCAGCGGCCTGAGCACCTCTAAGACCAAACAGGCGGTAGGCTTTGGTCATATCTACCACACCTCTCGCATTATCCCATATAACACTGGTCATATTCTTCATGGCAGTTTGGTAACCTACCAATTTAGGATTGACCGTCTCTAAGGCAATCCCTTGAGCTTCAAATTCTTCTCTGAGGTTTCTGTTGGGTGCAAGAAGTCTGGCGAGAACTTGTCTGAGACCTGTACCTATCGTACTAGCTCTCAAACCATTATTGGCAAGAACCATCATTGATGCGGCAGTTTCCTCCAGCGATAGACCAGTTTGAGACGCCGCCGCACCAACATAGTTAAAAGCAGTTCTTAATTTGTCTATGGTTAGTTTAGATCGGTTAACAGCATTGGCCATAACATCAGCTACTCTAGAAGACTCAATAGTGCTAAGACCAAATGCTCTAATGGTAGTAGTAACTAAATCAGAGGCTGTTCCTAAATCTGTTAAAGTTCCTGTGGCTAGGTCAGCTACTGATTGCATACTCTGCATCGACTCAGTAGCGGAGAAACCTGCTTGACCTAATAAAACCATTCCCTCGGCTACTTCACCAGTGGAGAATTTAGTTTCGGAGGCCACACTCTTTATTGTTTCACCCATCCCTGTTACTTCAGCATTAGTAGAACGAGTGATGGCTTGCAAGTTCTTAAGAGCCTGATCGTAATCTACGATTTCCTTGGCACCTGCCTTAAATGCCTGAACTAGGCTAAAAATGGCAGAGGCTGCCAGGCCATATGATGCGGTGACCTTCATGGCAGCCAATACACGTTTCCAGGCTCCTTCAACCTTTCCTATCTGTTTACTATATTCAAGTATATTTCCTGAACTTCTTTTTACAGAAGTTCCAACCTTATCTACTCCTGCGGCGGTTTGTTTAAAGGCTTTTTCACTTGATGATCCCGCCCTACTGTATGCTTCATTGAGACTTCCAAGAGTACTTCTTAAGGTTCTTACTTTGGCGATAAAGTCATCAATATTAGCAGTGAATATAGTACCCAGATTAAGAGACCTATCTGGCATATCCCTTATTCTCCTAACTTTTTCCTATGCCGCTTTAACATCTCTTGAGTGAGTTGAGTAGCCTCTTCTGGGGATAGGTGGGTATATTCTTTAGGATCTTTGAATAATGTAAGTTGTTCCTCCTCCTTTTCCCGAGTTTCCTTATCTAAATCTACTCCTTGTAATGCGGCAAGGAATCTTAAATGGCTGTAGAGTCTTTTTTGGCAGTCATCATATAGAACTTCAAGTTGACCTAAGGTCAATCCTCCTTCCTTGAAACTCTTCTGGTAGAAGTCGGAGAGCCTGTAGCCGTAGGACTCACAGACGGTTGTGATGGCCTCTCCGATACTGATTTCTGTGACTTCTCGAAGAGGCGTAACACGTTTTTTACAGGTTTATCATAATTCTGTGTATATACAATCTCAATAATTTTAGATAGTTGATCATTAGTTATTTCATCAAGAATCTCCACTCCCTCATCTGTTATCATTTCCGACAAATTCTCAATGTTCTTATCAATCAACCCCAAGCAGAAAGCTATGAATTGAGGATCAATATCATTTATTTCTCCAGAGTGCATCGAAAAGAAACTATTAATAGCCTCAGAAATGATACCAGTCAATTTCCTTTGATCGCCTAAGGACAAGGGATAAATAGAGATTTCCCTCAGATTGCGTTTACCAACATAGATATCCACAATCTGAGGGTTGAGTTTTCTATCTTCTACTCTTTCTGGCATCTTACTAATCCTCCCCTCAATTAAGCGGTGGTGGTTGTGGTTGAGGTAGTGGTAAACCCAGTACCATCATCCCAAACAATACGTCCTAGAGGCATAGCATCCCAAACTGCATTACCTCCAGTAATTTCACTATCCGCCCTCTTAGCCTCAATTACGATGGCAACGGCGGCAGGTTCCTCCGCGGCAAATTCCATTTCAATAGAAGCCGCAACCTGACACCTGGGGAAGATAATGTTCATGGTGTTCGTTTGATCAGGATAGGTATAAATAGCTTCCATCCTGAGTACTGTAGGAGCCGCAATGGTTCCTAAAGGAACAGAACCAGTATGGACTTCAGAATATGAAGCAGGATCCAACCCTTTCGCCAAGGCAACATTGGCGGGGGTAAGTTCCTTAAAAGCACATTCGAGAGCCGCGGCCTCCCTTAAAGGAAAAATAGCATCCTCTAACAATGGAAAACCAGACTCCAATCTGAAAAACTCAGTATTGCCAGTAAATTTCGTATTGGCTAAGGCTCCAATAGAGGCTCCCGAGGCTAATATAGGGTAAATCTTTGTGATATTAGCCGCCGATGCACCAACACGAATCTGAGCAAGACCTAGAGCTACTGTGGTGGTATCTTTAGTAACAGGACCATAACGTGGCATATTTTTTCACCTCCTTTCTATTATAAAATATTATTTAGCCAGAACTTCATCTCTGATTGAACTACCTTTTTCTTCTCCAACAAGATTGAATACATCTGAAGAAGGAAAAAAATGCAGAGTATTCCACTCTCTACAAGTCTTCCTAAAACATCTCATCTTAATAGAACCATATACGAGCATTTCAATAGGAGGCTCACCATCTGGAATGTTAAATTGATTTTTATCTTCCTCCTTATATACTCCAAATATGAATCTCCAAAGACCATTTGGCATCTTCTGTATCAACTTTTTCCCACATTTCCTACAATAAAAGAATTTTCTGCCCATATCACACCTTAGAAGGAGTTCTTAACCTTACAGTTAATATCTTATATGTAGTCTCGTCCGAGGCATTTAATTCTGCAGATTCCATTACTTGTTGGACAATGAGCGAACCTATCTCTTCCCATGGTTGATCGAAATAACTACGATAAAAAGGAATTCTTTTAAGACTGGTAGGAGAGGTTGTAGGGTCCACTGATAAATGAGTCATTACTTTATCTACTACCTGTGCGAGCTTAAATCCTTCAGGATCCTGCCTTGTGCAACAATACACCTCAATTAATATATCCGAAAGGTCTGATATCTCCATCTCTCCCATAACCACTGTAACCCATCTATGTACTGATCTATCTTGAAGGTCAGGAGAAATGAGGGACCTATCAAAAAGAACAGGAATTCCTTCTATTGTCTCAACATTATCCACAAAATGCTTTTTAACACTATCTTTTATATTAGAACGTCTGGCTGTAGGGTCTAGTGACATTTTGTGTTGTGCTCCTTAATTGAGCTAAAAAATGTATGTGCTGAAATGCTGAATTCTACACGAATTTTAAAAACTAGTACTAAGTACCCCTTTCAACATTTGCCATAAATCCAGGCTTTATTTTTTCGCCTAGATCTAATAACCCCCTATAGAATTCCTTAACTACATAATCGCCTGCGATCCTCATTTCTGGTTCTTTCTCTCCATCATAGGAACTCTCCGCCCTGCTCATCCATTTAACAAGATGTTCGAGTTGTATTAAGGAAAGTTCTAAAACTACAAAGGTGTCCTTTTGATACACATCAATTATCCTCATATCCAAGCCTCTCTGATTTTACGCATAGTTGTGGTTATTTCATCCTGCCATTCATTCCTTTTAAACTCTTCAAGAGCAGGATTAAATAATGGACGTGGAGGTTGTCCTGTTCTTCCATATTCTCCCCAATATCCATATAGGGCTAAACTAACAGGCCTCCCACTAAATCCATCCCCAAACCAAGAAGAACCTGGAACTATAATGTCTCCAGAAATTCCTCCAAACCATCCCTCCCTTACTTTGAAGGGTCTTAAATTACCTTTAAGAAATCCTCTCAAATGCCAAAACCCTTCAGATTCTGGAAAATGTTTCTGTTTCCATTTTGCATATCGATCATTATAAGGAGCGTAATAACCAGAGTAGGTCTGTCTATCTATATCACTACGAACACGATTAACATACCCTACGGCACATCTCATAGGGAAATCATTTTTCTCTATTATCATTTTCCTTATGATACGAACTGTGGCGGTTTGCCACCTTCTAAAATCTTGAATATTGAAAACAAAAGCCATGCTCTCTTATATTACCTCTAAAAATAACCTCTGTGGATAGCATTGTATAGGAACAAAAAGGGATAAAATCTGGTTTTAACCATACATCTCTACCAAAAATTCTAAGTGTACCAGAAAAAGCCGCTATGTTAGGAGTTAGAATTCTTTTATAAAGTAACACACTTTGAACAGGGTCTTTTTTTGAATTTCCTTCCATCCTGTCAAAAAACTCTTCAAGAGACTTTTTAAGGACATCGTCTATATATTCATTATCATAAAAAATACCAAACCAATCACTTCGGACACTTAAAAAATTTATTTCGGTAGAATTTCTGACTTTCCAAATACAATCTGCAAATCCTAAGAAAGACTCGATGGTCCTAGGTAAGTTAGAATTTGGCCTATTTGATCTCAGTACAAAAACATGAAATTTCAAGTGATGTGACTAGGATTAATAGGGACAGACTCTCCCTTAGGCAAACTCCCATGACCTACATCATTTTGAATTTCATAAACAGCGATAATTTGATTGCATCTAGGACACATCAAGGTTATCTTCCTACCCTCCTTCCATATAGAAGTGCTCGTCTTACAGATTGGACAAAAGTCTTGATAAATACTAGTTGGCATCAGTATATTCTCCTATACTGAAAAAAGATCCCAAAATTGAACCCCTAAGCTGTGGTAGTGGTTGTAGAGGTTGAAGTTGAGGAGGAAGTAGTGGTGGAAGTGGCTCTTGTATCATAACCAATTTCAAGGACATTCACACCTTCATATCTTCTCTTCTTTACAGCCTCTACCCTAAAATACTCATTTTCCCCAATTACAAGAACCCGATCATGTGCTTTAATATCATAGGATGTTGGAACATACATCTCATGTACCTGTAATCCCAACAATCCTAATTGTTCATCAGTTTCAAGGTCTATACCATAGAGTGGAGATGTTATAAGGGCATATCTATTATATTCTACAAGAGACCAAGTAACATCCATTCTATAGGTTTGACTGTTTCTCACTAATGATTGCCTATATACATTAATGAGAGTATTGGATTTATATAAAGTGGTCTCCCACTTAATTACGGTATCCTCAAACTGAATTGGGGTACGGTTCATGATGATATATCGAGTTCCAGTAGCATTGAACTTGATTATATCCCCACCAATACCCTCCGTATCATAACATAGTTCTGCATCTAAAAAGAATTCTCTAATGAACGGTTTGGTAACCTGAGCATTAGATTTATAACTAAGGTATTCCCCTGTGATATCCCCAGATTCCCTTTCTATTGTAAATAAGGTTCCTATCTCTACAATAGCTTCCTTTATATCAGGTCCAATGGTCATCAATCATTCTCAGTAGGGGTAAATATTACCTCATTATTTTTATTATATGTATCTTCATTACCTACTATGTCATAAGAGAATCCAGCATCTATTTTGGTTGCAAACATTTTAAAAGGATCAACTCCTGCGAATAAATCAATCCTTTCCTCTACAAATATAGTGAACTCTTTATCAAAATCTATTACAAGTTGTCGGTAATGTTCATATCTTTGTTGAAGGTTAATCTGTTCATATTTAAACTTATGGGCAGATTCAGATAATAAATATGAATAAAGATGCCTTGTGGCTCTTTTTAAAATCCAAAGTATTTTAATATCCTCAGAAACAGGAAATGTCCATCCAGTTTCTCTGGAGGCATCATCTAAAGCATTATCATAATCTACTTTATCTAGATACTTATAAAGACCTTTTACCCTTTGTTTGAGTTCAAGAATAAACATAGTTCTTTCCATTACATTCTCCTGACTCTCTTTATACGGGTTTCCTCTCTTTTCAAAGTAGATTTGGTTTTTACTAAGGTAGTAATTGAAGGTAATCCTATTATGTTATTTGGAATTTCATCCATTTTTACTACCTCAACGGTATCCCTACCTAGGTCAATTTCTTGCAAAATTTCCTGGGGAAGGGGAGGAAATAACACCTCCCCTTCTTCCCATTGATTAGAAACACCTTTAAGTGTAACCTTAATTATTACCTTTTCGATATTCATCGATTGATCCTCTTCCAACCAGCCACTATTACGCGGTGGTCGTGGTCGTACTACTTGAAGAAGTAGTGGTTGTGGTTGACGTAGCCGCTAACTCAGGCGGTGTCCACACCGTGAGGACATACATGGCATCTCTCTGCATTAGAACAGGGAGGCCTTTATCTTGAACGCGGATCCAAACAACTTCAGGATCCCAATCTTCACTCTGGTCCACATACTGTCCCCATCTACGAGCCCTCCCAAAGGGAGCCTCATAGTATTGGGCAATGGGTTGACCATCTACTCGTGTGGCCATCATCACGAATTTGTCATCCGGGACGTACTTCTTAGCCATACGGACAAAATCCTGACCTGGCAGGTAATTATAGGTGGTAGGATACTCAATCTGGATTCTTTGAGTTTCCTGACTCACAGAAAGAATTACCCTTTCCTCCCAATCACCAGTGCTCTGATCATGGATTTTAAGAACTCCTCCAGCCTCAAAATCTTGGGAAGAGTCAACTGAAACCCAGGTAGTGGATCCGCCTGTTACGGCGGCGGTCAGCCAGGCTTGAATCTCATACTGCTCATCATAAACTATGAATTGATCAATATCAAGCAAGGCTCCCAGCACGGCAGCGTTCACCCCAATGATGTCGTGGACGTTGGCCGCTAGGTTACCATAAAGGTTACCAAGACCGAAAGCATCCTTTCTCAAAAGGGTTTGGATAGCCGAATCGTTGGCGAGCAGTTTTAAGACACTCGAGTTAAAAAGGGCGATATTCACCTTCGCACCACAAGCATCATGAATTACCTGCTTACCTGATTGAATGTCCTCCAGAATGTTTTTACTACCTCCATTGTTCCAGTTTCGAGCACTAGCTAGGGTTACACGGTTGACAGATGGAATTTGATAATCCACCGACGCCATATATCCCTGCTTCACCTTATAGCTGAAACCATTATTGAAGAGCATCTGAGCGAACATCCACTCTTTTCTACGACTAGACCTATTTTTAAGACTCGCCAAATTCTCAGCCAGCGTTTGTTCCGCCGACTGATGCTCTACCGTGGTACCTGGTCTACGTAGGTTATTAAGAAATTCCTCGTCGAACGGCATTTTCTCCTTCCAGTATGCCGCCTCCGCTTGATGTTGTGCAACACCGAGCGGTGCCGTCTGTGGTGCAGGAGCACCTGGAGGAACAAAGGGTGTTAAACCTCTTCCTCCTCTACGACTTTCCCACTTAATGGTACTCGACGGCGATTGACGAGTAGGAAACATATTTTGCAGAACGAAGTTGGGAGGAGTCATGAAGGTTTCCATGAAATCCTGTAAAACCTCCAACCTCAGTTCTGGAATGTCGGAAGCACCTCTTGGCATATTTTTCACCTCCTTCCGTAGTGAATTTTTATCTCATATAAAGGTACTGTCCAAATGAACCAGCGGACAGGTCTGTTTTTGCCGCCGAGTCAACATTGGTGAGCAGACCCTCATAAAGGACCGCGTTACCAATGATCAAGGTGGCGTTGGCACCTTTGGCGTATTGACCAGCGCCGGTGTCAACTGATTTCTCCAGAATACCAACACAATCTGAATAATTGTTGGTATTATCTCCTGCCTCCACGGCAAGATACGCATAACGGGTGGTCAAGAAAGCTGTACCACCAATTGCCGCGGTAAAGGTGATCTTAGCCCGATGAACCTCAGAGGTTCTATCAATAGCTGTGATCGCACCTTTGTTTTCAGCCGAGGTTGTGTTATCATTAAGGATAACATCATCCCCAATAGCGAATTTATAACTGTCCTCCATCGCCACATAGACGAATTTATCCGTTGTTCCAGTATTGGCAACAAGGAAGGCACGACCTGGATGGAGTGAGGAAAAATCCCAGGAAGTAGGATTGTACGGAACCAACTTCCCAATATTACCAGCGGCTGAAATGTTCATAGCTAGAGCAGAACCTTGTTCTACCAGACCATAGCCAGCCTGAAGAGTAACATCAACTCTTAAGGCAGCCAGATGGTCTGAATAGTAAAGACGTTTATAGTCCTTGGCTACACCATGAAGAACATGAGGGGTATCCCCTCCACGAATTAATGTCATACTTATTCACCTCCTTCCATTTAGGAGTTAATATGGCCGTAAAACTTTTTAGGATTATTCTTGCTTGGGCTTTTGACCCACATGGCTCAGAAGACGAGCGGTAGTAGACTTTACATCAGTATTGTCTGCCTTACCTGTTTTCTGATCACCGACTTGTCTCTCCGAAAACCCGGATCCCAGAACTGTCTGTGTGATACCTCGATCTTCCCAATCTTTGATTTCCGCCACTACGGCCTCAACAAACTTAGCTTCATCAAAAACACCCTCACTGACGAACTTGTTATGGTCAACATGGGCCATGATTTTATCGAAGTACCTCTCAGGAATGGCACTACTGGAGAGCTTGTTCATCCATACGTCACGGGAACGAGCTTTGAGCTCTTTCTCACTTCTCTCGATGTCCTTTTTCTCCAAATCCAAATTCCTGACCGACAGTTTCTCCACTTTCTCTTCAAGGGCTTTCATACTAACCGTAAAGGAATTCTCAACTTTTTTGAATTCCTCTTTGGCTTGGGCAATTCCCAACTGAGTAACCTCCTCAAAGAGATCAGGGTATTGTTCTTTGAGTTCTTCCAGGTTCATAATTGTTTTCACCTCCTTCCTACGTTTTAATTGAATTTTTTCCTCGATGGAGACGACTTCCTCTTCCTCAAAGTCCACATCCTCCATCTCCTCTTTAGAAAAGGCGGAGGCACTGGTTTTACTATCCCATCCAAAAACACAAACCGAGGCCTCCTTAAAAATAGCCGACCTCCAAATGGAACCAGGACCTTTCATATCAAATCCATTAACCTTTGCCTTGGCGCCTTCTTCTAACCGTTCAACAGCAATAGGCTTAGCATAAATACTAGCCTGATAAGGAAAGGGAGGTTTAGTAGTAGTATTCTTAATAAACTCATTCGCCGCATCGTTGTCCAGAAACACCACATCCTCAGGAATAGTCAATTTCCCTTCCTCTATACTAGGCTTAGACATATGGCCTATCTTTCTCGCTGTATTGTGATCCTCTAAAATTGGATACCTTGATTGATCAAATTTCAATCCTTCAAGGTCGATTGCCAGATCCCCCCAGTACCAATGACCTTTAATAATACCTCCGGTATAGGCCGTCATCTTCATTTTAGGTTTAGTTTTGCCTTCCCCTGCATCTTGTAACTCCACATGGGCGTGGCAGCCTTGGTCAACAAATCTTAGTGCTCCTTTCGGTATTTTTTGTTCCATTGTATCACTCCCTTTGTTTTTTCTACATGAAGGTAAAGAAGGCCAATGTCTACACACACATTTTTTTATCCCAGACGGATTGGGTGCATGCCTGGCATAACTAACAGCGGCTCTCGCTCTCGCTCTCGTATTAACAGGATAAGTCCCTGCCGGTGCACCTCCTGAAGGTCCACAATAAGGTCCTTTAGTTTTGTATCTTCCAGCGTTTGATCCTCCAGGTCTATCTCTACTAGAAGAACGTTGCAAGCTCTGAATATCATTTTCCCCCTCCATAATCTGGAAAAACTCATAATGTTCTTCCAAATCATTTACCGTCCAGGGAGAACCTTCACTCAAAAGCATAAATTTAGAATTTGCAATTCTTATAGCCTTACCTTCACAATCCGAACCTCCAGAGGATTGGCAACTCCTTAGAACTCCATTGGCGATAGATACCCACTTTTTCTTCTGTGCAGGAGTAAGGCCCTTCTTGTGCCTATCAACATCTCCTACCGCCCAAGGCATACTACCTCCTATTCTTTTTTACCTGGTTCCCCCTCCACGGACTCTTGAACAGACTCCGTATCAACACCTGCCTCATATACCAATTCTGGAAATTTCTTATCTTCGGTAGCCTTCCTCAATCTCATACGAGCATATCCTCCAATACCTATTCTACGTGCTACCTCACTATTTGGAATACCGAGTTGTTCGCTCATAGGTCCGTGCTTTACCCCCAATAAAGCCCTTGACCTTGATTCCAAATCAATTACCTCGGATGATGGGTAAGAAACGTCAATGAGTTGTTCAGGCCGTCTCTTAACTTTCTCAAATTTCGGCTCTCCCCCATCAAACTCAGTAGCCTCCTCCACTGTAATACTACTTGGAAAATTGGATACAGAGGACTTTAAAAAAAAGATAGAACTCCAGAAATGATGTTTATACCAACGATCAAAATACGCAATTTCATCAGACACTCTATCTGACATAGGTCCTCTAGAGGCCTTTACTGAGGCATAAGGACCTCTTGGAGTGCCCGTTAAAACGTCTCCAGGCTCATTCAGTCCACTACCTATCATTTCCAATACATCAGTATCCTGATCTTTAATAGAAGTTAAGGTAGGATTTACAACTTCTACCTCCATACCAGGAGGTAGAACTAGAGAGGATCCAGGACTTTTCTTTGCCATTATTCCCGTCTTTTTACGGTCTTCATCAGACAAGCTCAACCAAAGTTTGAAGCTCTTTGGGTCTATTATCTTAAAAATCCATAGGTAGGAGCCTGCGGACTTCTTATGATCTATTTCATATTTCTTAAGATTTTCGTAATGGTTGATCCACTGCAAAGTTGTTCTGAGGTAGGAAACCGCTCTTTTAGTCACGAATCCCTTATCAAAACCGACGATGAACTTGTTATAACCCTTAAACCTACTGAAAACCTGCTTTCGAGACTTGCTTTTTCCCTGTAATTTGGCATCAAATTGGTCATCTTCTGCCGCTAATGCTAGTAATTCAGGGTATCTTGCACAAAAAATGGAGGGAATCTGTTGATGGTTGACACCATTCTTTCGAATGTTATACATCAATGGCATCAATGTTTTATTTGGATGGAAAATTATTCCACAGTTACCGCCTACACTACCATCAACTGTGGAAGGATCAATAAAATCTATCTCCACGAATCCATCTGCATGGAGGGTAAGACATACATAGAGCTCTCCTTCTATCTGTAGTCTTGCTATGTATTTAGGCCAAAAATAATAGAGCCGATTTCTCTCATCAAGCTCTATCTCTTCTATAGCCCTTTGCACCTTAAGACTCTCACTTGTAGTCTCAAATCCCCATCCTGTTATTCTACCTACCAATCCTCTCACAGAAGTATTGATATGAGGATTATCATGAGCCTTATCCCAACAGGTGCTTTGGAGTATCTTCCTAATGGTATTAGGAGTTTCCTTCCCTCCTTCAACAGGTAGAACAGGAAACCCATCTTCATCAGTAGAAGATTCGAGTCCTCCATAATCACTCACACCATGTTGCCATGGAACGCTGAAGGCAATATGGGATAAAACGTCATCAGGAATTTTCTGGAGATATTGAACTACGGTTTCATCAAGGAGAGCATCCTTTTCTGCCATAATATCCTCTATCTACAAAAAGAATAATGATAATACCAAGTATAACAGAAAAGGCAAAGGGCTGTCAAGTAAATTTTGCCGCACCGCTGGATTTTATTTAGATTAAGTATATTTTCCGACTAATCCAGTGGCAGGTATGAACATTCCAAAGCTGGATACATTTTTTCGAACTCTAAAGTCCTGAGGTCCTAACATACGTCCTCCATACATACACCATCCTAAGCTATATACCGAATCGTCCTGTGTCCCTCCTTTCTCTTCTTTTTCAGGGCTACCAAACCATTTCTTAATAGGATCATGATCAAATATACTTAATTCCTCTAGGAATAAATTATCTGTTTTAGATCCCGCCACAGGTATATCAGGAGTTTTAAACCTTCCCTCCTTTACCACGGTATAGGCCTCTTTGAAGGCATCCCTTTGGCGTCCATAATTAGGATAAGTAGGCTCGAAGTTGATGCTCCTTTCCTCACACCATTGAGTCATATCCCACGTTCCATATCTTTCTGCACAGAACGTATCTATTCCATCATATTCCTCATTAGCCTCATCAACTATCTTCTTAATCATATCTGTGCTGTGATTCTCCACGTTAGTGAATAATATAAGCAGATAAATGAACTTAAGGTCAGGTATTTTGAGTGTATCCGCCCAAGGATTGGTACGTGAACCTATCAATCCCTTAGCCAACCCTACTAAAATGCTCCTAGCCTGTCCTCTAATGGCGGTAGGGTCACCCATATCTAAACCAAACAATATAGCCCAATCAGTATCGAATAAATCTCCAACTTTTATTAAATCCTCTAATGGGCAATAGAATTGGCGGTCCATTCCTGATTTAAGACTGTATAAGTTCTCCACAGGGATGAGCGATTTCTCTAACTCATCTATTCTTTTCCTTTCATTTAAGCTACTCTCCACCCACCCTTTTCCTTTAGTATCACTCAAAACCTCCTCTTTTTTGACGATCTCCTCCAACAGATTTTTCACTGAGTTGTGATTAAAATAGGATCCCTCCGCTCCAATATACCCAGTGGCTCTCACATCAACTTCACTAAATACTCTAACTGTTCCAGCCTCCCACAGGTTCAAAAAGTATCTATCAAATTCTCCAAATGGGAACTTTACTTGGTAATCATTGAGTTGGTCATCATCCATATTAGGGTTCCAGTACCTATTAGGATCAGCCTCCTTTGTGTATCTATAGCTGTAGAAACAGGTCCTGAGTTTCCCCTTCACCCAGTTCTTATACATTTGATGCAATATGTGAACTTTATCAGATACCGTGCTGTCAATCACTCCAAGAGCGTTTGGTATATTTCTGATACTTCCATCAAGTTGCACGAAGAAGGTCGGGTTCTTCATCGCAAACATTTCAGAGAAAGTGTATCCGGTGATGTTACTTACAATACCACTGGCGGTGGATATGCTCCTGATTAAACAGTCCACCCCTCCAGTGTTCCTATCCAAGATCCTAATCTCTTTCTCCTGGACGTTTCTCTCCCCGACCACCCCTATCAATTCGGGGCTGTTTAGAATGATATCCCTCATGATATCATAATGAACGAACTTTACCTGATCTTTACTGTTAGCTCCAAGCATAATTTTCTGGCGAGTCCAGTTGAAGAACTTCCAAAGCTGAATGAGGCAGGCCAACAAACTCTTTCCCTCCCCACGCATCCAGCATAGAATTATCAACCTATATATGAACCTACCCCCCTCCATTACAAGGGCTCTGCGGAGGATCTCCTTTTGGTTATCCCACATATTCCAATATGAGCGACCAGTCTTAGGATTAGGATCTTTTGGGAGATCAGCTACCCTTACCCAAGCCTCCACTGGTGCTATCTCATCCTCTTCACTAACATAGGGATAGATGGGGAGGTAGACAAAATCCTCCACCCACTTTATCATCCCCTCCGCACCGTCTGTAAAACGGATTGGCTTTCTTGCCTCAAACCTATTTGCACGTTGTAACATAGTGAAAAATCCTTATAAAAGCCCACAGGCTGATTCAATGAATTTTAAACGATTTTATGTCAATACATACGTTATATGCGTTTATTTTATCCGAAGAACCTTCGATCCACTATGCCAGCGCATGAACATGAGGGTATCCCATGATCCATTGGTATATCCTTCGATAGTGAACTCATAAATCCTATCGTCTCTTAGGTCTAAATCAAGTTCTTCTAGGTCTGTAGGGTATATGTCAAGCACCCCGCTGTCATCCATGACCCTCACTTCATACCTGTCATAATGAGCTTGGGTAGTCCATTTCAAATGTAAGATCACTGGATTCGCCAGCAGTATGAATAACACCAATAAATATCTGAGCATTTATCCTCCTCTCGCGGAACGCTTTGGATGGGTAGCCCTTCCCTCAGGAAACACCGAACCATCAAAGTTCTCTTTCTGCCACCTCTCCCTGAATCCGTCCTCCCCATACTTTACGGCATCCTCAATGGCTCTCCTTCCCTTTCTCCCACTCCCGAGGGAGCCCAAGGCTCGGATGTATTCTCCATCAATCCCCATTGAGGCTTGGGTGTTCTCAATGGACCTGAGGGTGTCCCTTATCTCTTTGAATATTGGATGAGCCCTTATCTGCCCTCTTGTAGTAGTGTAGCAGACATCTTGCACGGAGTAGGCGTAGATTTGGAAACGGATGAGCTGATGGAATAGGGGTAGAAGGTGGAGGGTGACCTTATTGAGGACTCCCTGTGTAGTGTCCTTCCCTACCATATCGTTAACGGAGTCAAAGACGGCGCGGAGGTAATTAATCTCAACCGTGCACCTTCCGGTCTTGAGGTATTTGCAGTCATTGAATATTGGACATTGTTCAGCCCTGCAGTTTTGTACGGCATCAAACATAATAATCTTAAGTCCCTCTTTGGTAGTGCCTTTGGTTGGGACTGGCTTATACATCTCGGTATCTCGCATGGTAGGTTTCCTTTCGTAGGCGTAAGGGTAATGAAATAGACAAGTAACACACCTGTAAAAGGGTTGTCAAGTAGATTATTTGAGTGTGGAGGAGGGCGGGAAGAATTGGTTTTGAGGACCTCATGAATTCTACTCAGAATATTGTGGCAGACCCTCTGTAGCTGTTTACTAAATGGTCTTCATAAACTAAATTGAGGGGGGTTTACTAAATATTATATACTTACTAAATATTATTTATTTATTAAATAAATTTGCTTCAGTAAACAAGCAAAAAATAAAACACTTTAGACTTCAAAGTGTTTTATTTTTTTATGCTAAGTGCTTTCGTGCTACTTTTAACAATTAGACAGTCACATTGAAATTGCAAGAAAGTCTGTCGTCTTTACATACTTTATAGTCAAAGTATGCTTTGTTAGTCTGCAAGTCATACAAAGTCCCTGCAACTGCTTTCTTATTTGTCTTGAAGTCTGCAATTTCGTAGACTTCAGACAGTACTTCTGCAATACTGTCCTTACTATGTATGTTTTGACGTAACATTTCAATTATTAAACTACGTCTGCTTTTTGCTTTGTCTGCTTCATACATAGCATTTGAAGTAGCTTTTGACTGTACTTTGTCTGCATAGTTAATATTTAAAGTACAGTCACTAACAAGTCTATGCAAGTTGACTTTGTGTTTTTCACAAAGTTTATGTAACTTGCGTAAAGCAATTTCTTTTTCATTAAAAGTCGTTGCTTTGTCAATATACATTGCATAGACTTTCTGTATTGTGTTTTCGTGTCTTAACATAGTTGCCTTCACTTTCTGTCTACTTCGCGTAGACTGTAAAGAAGTCAAGTAATGCAAGCACGAAAGCACTATAGCAAGCGAGCAATATTAATATAGCTGTTGACTTTGACATGCTAATAACTATTGCAAAAAGTATGCACAAAGTACAAAACAAAGTCTTAAATTGTATAAGTATTTAAGATAATTACATATTATTTTAAAAATAATTTTATGGCTATAAATAAGTTAATTACTTTTTTTGTCAAAAGAGGCAATTTATTTTCTAAATAAGTATTTAATTTTAGTTAAATACTTGTTATTATTACATAAATGCTTTGACATTTTTTGTCAAAAAGTATGACTTTTTTTGTCATAAATTAAGTAATTTTAATTTATTTAATTACTAAATAACATTTATTAAATTTTATAATATTTAGTAAATATACAAGTATTTACTAAATGATATTTACTAAATACTATTTAGTAAGTAAATACAACATACTTAATAAATTACTAATAGTTAGTAAATTTATAATATTTAATAAATATGATTCGGTATGGGTTGAGCTGGTATGGTCTGGCTACATATGGGGCGGTCTGGTCAAACTGAGCGATGCGGAAGGTTCGGTACACCTGGTCGGTCTCCCATATCATCAACGGGAAGGTCAGGTTTGGGCTGACCCAACCCTTCTCGTCCCTTCGTGGTTCCAGTATTTCGAATTGGAATGGTATGAGTGGAAGGTGGGCTGGATAAATTGATTCAAGTTTCGTATGCCAGACCACCATTTCCATACTCAGGTGGTCGTCACATCCCACCCACCCCACCCCTACCTTGATTATTATCTCCCATTTCAACTCTTCCCTACACTCCTCCCACATCAATTCATCCATTTAATGAAATAAAGATGAGGATAAGAATGATTGATTAACCTCCCATTCTATACCAAAGCCTCCCTGCCAGCCACCCATATCATTTACAATCCTACACCTCCCATTAATCCACTCAATAGCCGCCGCCAGACCTAAAACAATTCAATCAAGTCCACCTCCTAATCTACCAAGACAATAATATATCATCAATTTATCTTGCACTATCACTCATCTCCACTTACATTACGCATATATACACACTACACAAAGCACCATACCCACGAGTATGAATTGATGATTGGAATTAAATTTAAAAGGGAAGGAGGTGATATAATGAAAAGAGATATAGTTAAGGAGACTGAGGAAGATATGGTTAATTACTTAAATGAATTTCTACCTGATTCGAGCGAGCTTTGGTTAAAGTCAATAACAAATATCCAGATTAAAAATGATTCGGTTGAAATAGAAGGATGTTTGACGGATGGAAGTAGGAAAGGTTCAAAGGCAAGAGTTAAAAAGATTGAGACTAAAGGCAAAATAGTGATTGATTATGATGGGATGGTCGAGACGTGGATATTAAAGAGTAAATGGACAGTAAAGAGAGGTAAGGTAGATTATACAGTTGATTGGTATAATAAAGGTGAGATAGAAGTAAGTTGGAAAGAGGGTAAGGAGATTAAACGATTGAGACTGCTGGCATACTGGAATGAGGTAAGAGTGATTACAAGGGAAAGATTTTCAGAGACAGTAATGGGAGATATTTTAGGGATATTGAGTGAACTTTGGAGGGAGAGAATTTAACTGAGAAATTTTTGTGAGAAATTTCTGGGAAATTTTTATGGCGAGAAAATCATGGATGTTGTGTAATTTATCTTGTATTATCTTCTTGTAACTGTTATATTATGTTTAGAAAATATGAAGTATGACAGAAAATTTACTATGGGAAAGGAGGTGAAAAAGATATGGGACAAAATAGAATACCAGATATTTTTCTTGACATTTACAGAAAAGAAGACAGATTTAATGCTGGTTCGAGTCATGCGATAACGGGATACAAAGTACGAGAAGACATTTTTATCACAATAGTCCATGAAAGTTACTTCCCAGAGCATATTGACATTTGCAGAAAAGAAGAGCATTTAATGGATGACTATTATGGAGAAACCAAGCAGTATGCAAATTGTGATCCCGAAACTGGGGAAGTCACAGGGAATATCCCAGGCATAGACACCCTAAAAGACTTCATGCAATTAGTGTATATTGCAAGGTACGGAGAAGTGGTCAGAGACGACTGTTAGAAAGCAGAAAAATTTAATGAGAAAGGAGGTGAAGAGAAATGGCGGATAAGACATACGACGAGTTAGAACCAATGCTGTTGAAATTACTTGAAGAAGGACACACGTGGTACGCGAAGTTTACTTGCGCCCATTGTGGAGCCCGTCAAGTATTTTCAGAACCAAACTTGCTTTACACTTCGGGAATTTGCGAAGAGTGCAACAAAACAAGCAAGTTGACACGATGGGGATTTCTGGTAATTATGTCGAGTGTAAGAAGGTAATTTCAAGTTTACGCTTTAGGTCCCGCAAGAAGATACGGGAGGGCTTCTGTGGGACCTGGAGGGTAAACTGAAGCAAATAAGAAGAGAAAGGAGGTGAAAAAAAATGTTTAAAACGGTAAAAATAGACTATGAGAAGGGATACAGGATTTGGGAAGTTGAAAAAGACGGAAAACCATGGCGTACCGTCATATTTCACAGACCCAACACAGAAGGACCCAGCAGGGTAAGTCTGTATATTGACGAGCAGGAGGAATTTGGTTGCATTATTGATAACACAGACTGGGACATAATTTGCTTTGACCTTGAGTATTCCCCAGAAGAAATCCTCACCGCCTGCAGAAACTACGAAAAGTTCGTAAGGGAAAACTGGAAGGAAGTGGGCAGGGAAAAACAGAAATTTGATACATACGATGATATGATGGAGGTACTGAGTTAACTGAAATAAATAAAAAGAGAAAGGAGGTGAAGAGACCATGAACCAGGAACAGTACAATGAAATTTTAGGAAAAAGGAAAGAGTGGGTATGGAAGGAAATTTTGAAGGTTGACCCAAAAGAAGAGTTTGCCCGTCGCAAAACTCCCAAAGAAGTCCTCCCCTGCTGTTACAGACCTTTGACAACTGAAGAAAGGTCAGAAATTAGGAATGCTATGAAGTTTGAATCGCTGGGAAGAGTGTATAATGACAAACTTCAAGGACTGAAAGGGTATAGTATTTTAGTAGTAGATGCAGAGAAGGCAGTGGTATTAGCAGAAAAACTGGAGCTCAAGTTTCCCGTAAAATGCTACATGATCCCATATGTACAATGGGAGATGGAGATTGGTAGCTGTAACTTCACACCCGGACCACACCACTACATTAAATTAAGAGTCGTATGGAGGAGGTTCTAATGGTAAAAGCAAGATTAATACTGTCTATTGGTTTTGGATTACTAATGCTTTGGACGATGCACAAACTGTTGCAAACGGTAATGGAGGTAATGGACAGATTACCAATGTAAAGAGTTGAGCTTCTGAGTCGCACTGGCAAGGGAGGGAGGAAGCGAGTGCGACTTGGAAGAACAACTTGAGTCAAATACGAAGAGAAGGGAGGTGAAAAAAGATGGACAGCATGGAATTGAAGACATATGGGAAAGACGATCTAAATCTGGTGGTCTCACTCGAATATGACCCAGACAAGAACAGCCCGAATTACTTTGAAGTGAGTTTCTTAAATGGTGACATTGGATGGCTCTTTGACAATTTGGAAGATGCTGTGGATTTGGCAAAAGCATTAGAAAAAGCCATGGACAAGTGTTTTGAGTTTATCAAGGATTGAGAATGTCCATAACTGCTATTGAGAAAAACAAATATCATAAACTTATCGTGCTTTATCAGTTGAATTTGCTTATATTATTAATGAAGCATACGCAGACAAGCACAAGTTTTTCCCGTAGTAGACCAAAAGGAAGGAGGTGAAAAGATGATAAGATGCAGTTGTGGTCAATACTTCACAAATAGTTGCTCACACACTACCCATAAATTGATGCAGAGAGCGATAGGAGAATATGACCACGTAACTGTTTGCAGTGAGTGTGGGAGAAGATTCTTAAACTTTAGTCATCTTCTACCAAACGTAACTTTTGATGAAAACGGAAGACCCAATGGCATTGTATGTAGTCAATGCAAATCCAAGAGGGAGGGTTAGTCGAGATGAAAAAGAAGACGGCAAAAAGGTGGATGGTTAAAAACAGCTGGAAGATGGCAAGGAGAAAGGCGCTCGGGCGCAAAGGGATCAGCAAGCTGAGCAATAGGTGGAAGGACTGCACTCAGGTGCTGGTCGCCTCTAACTAAGTTATGATTGCTGGGCTTATGTGGAGGGAGGAACATAAGCCCAATGACCAGAACTTAGAAGGGGAAGGGAGGTGAAAAAGAATGGACCACAGAACCGTAAGCAGATACAACGGGTATATCTGTATCGTATCTTTGACTGAGGAGGGAGTATTTTCAGTAGAGAGAATTGGTGACCCAACGATGTCTGATTTTCCCTACAGCATTGTGAGTTACCCCATCTCTTCCCTGTTTACAGATCCCTTAAAAGAGGTACATGAAGTATGGAATGGATGGTTTAGTGCTCATTTCTATACACTCGCAACCGTGATGGAGTATGCCATCAAAGTTTTAACCGAAGGAGATATCCTTCACAAAGAGTAGATTTAGGTTGAGAAAAGCTGAGAAAATATAAGAAAGGAGGTGAGAAAAGATGGCTTATACCACGATAAACTTTAAGACCAAGAAGGCTTTGAAAGAAGCCCTGGCAAGTGGGAAAAGGATTGAAGTCTACCAACCTGGTCCTTTCTCCAGCAGTCTTCCGAAAGACGGAACGGTATACCTGGAAGGACCGCACTATCCTGAACCTCACAGATGGTATGCAAAAGGAACCTTGAAAGAAGGTGTCCTGGTCAAAGTGAGTTGATGACTTGGACTTCACTCTTCGGGAGGGAGAGTGAAGTCTGGAACACTAACCCACTAAAATTGGGACTACCAAGATGGGAAAAGTCTACTTACTTCACTTTGAAAAGCCCTACCACCATGCCCGCCATTATATTGGATACTGTGAAAATGGAGATTTAGATGGGAGAATAGAGCGTCACCGAAATGGACGTGGTGCTCGTCTTCTGGAGGTAGTTACTGAAGCAGGGATCAGCTTCAGGATTGCAAGGATTTGGCATGAGGTGGATAGGAACTTTGAGAGAAAACTCAAGAACCGCAAAAAAAGCTCACAGTTATGCCCAATTTGCAAGAGAAAGGAGGCAAAATGAGAAAGTTCTTTGCTCCAAGACCTATCTATGTCACCTGCTCCGAATGTAATGAGCAATTTGATGAAGATACGGTAGAATTCAAAGGAATCGAAGAGGATTTCTTTGGAAGGGACGTTCTGACCTTCAAGTGTCCAAAGTGTGAGAAGATAGTAAAATCATTGAGAAGGGGGTGATAAAATATGGGATATGCTTTTGTGATTTCTCCTTGTTTAGTTTGCAAGAGGCCATTCACTTTTAATCCAAAGAAGGTACCTTCATGGTACAATGAAAAAGGCACGAGAGACCCAATCTGTGAGCCCTGTATCAAAAGAATCAACATATTAAGGGTAGAAAAAGGAAAGGATCCTTTCTCAATTCACCCAGAGGCTTACACCTACTGTGACGAAGTAGAACTGGGTTAAATTCTTAAGGAGCATTAAACGGGAGGATTAATGCTCCTTGGGAAGTATAATCCAAAAGAGAAAGGAGGTGAGAAAAATGTCTCATTCCAACATTGTATGCAGAAAGTGTGGAGCCACTGGTCACAGTAAATGCCCGTACTGTCGCACCATATTCGGTGACAACCAAAGTGAGGATATACTCTCTTGGATTTTCAAAAGGAGAATCGAAAAAGTTCCTTCCAAAGCTGACGTTGATGAGAACCTTCACTGGTTAAGAGTGGATCTCTACCTGGGAAGCAATAAGGATGGATGCACCACAGAGTATGGCTTGACCAAACTACGAGAAATCCTTAACGCAATGGAGGATCCAAACGATCCTTACCCAACAATCAAGCAATACTCATGTGACCATGAGTGGGTATTTGCACCTGGACAGAAATCTACTATTGATTGTGGACACGGAAGCAAAAAATAACCATAAAATTTATCTTGCTTTACACGTTTAACCAGTGTTATGCTTAATAAAAAGGATCTAAATATAGCCAACCTGGGGAGGGAGGTGATATTTATGAAGCTATTCAAGATCAAAGCAGGGACCAGCGGAATACTCTTCCGTGCCACCATGTGCCGCAACAAGATAGTATCTGTAGAAAATCCTGTCAAATATCATTCCAAAGAAGAACATCTATTTGAACATCATGAAATGATCTTTGATCCCATTGCCCACGCAAATGGACGACTGGAGTATGGGTCTTGGGATTCACGTATGGCAGGAATGGGATACGCAGGATTTTATGGGGAAGGTCTCAAATCTCGGCGTCCCTATCTTTTCTGTGTTCCTTATGCAGAGGTAGAAGTGATCTAAAAGGAGGACAAAAGTGATAAAAAGAAACACCCCTTTATGGAGATTACCCGAAAAGGACAGAACTCAGAGATACCTTGAAGATCCCCGTTGGGAAAAAGCCAAAGAACTTGCATATAAATGTAGGTACTCTGAGTGCATAAAATTAACCAATAAAATAATGAAGGACCATGGAAAAGGATAAAGATTGGAGGACTATTTCAGAATGATGAGCAGAGATGAATTTTTAACCGCATTACTTGAGAAAATAATGCCAAAGATAGAGGAGATCGCTCATTACATAAAAGTTACCTTTGGTTTCCTACTTATGGTTTCTATTTTACTCATATTAATGCTAATGGCAATGGCATTCTAAAGAATTTGGCTCTGGGTTCAAACGGAGGGAATGAGCCCAGACCCAAATACTTTAGAGAAAGGAGGTGAGAAAAAATGATATACAGAATTAGATGTTACGTTTGGGGAGGGATTACAGGATCCCGTCAGGCTTGGCTTAAGGAGGATGATAAAATATACGAGACCCCTAACAAGGAAGAGGCCGAGAAGAAAGCTCAAGATTTAAAAGATCAGATGATATGTTCCTTCTCTCCTGCTTCCTTCAACTACCGTGTGGTAGAGATGTTTTAAGAAAGGAGGAATTATGGGAAACAACACACCTTCAGGGAGAAGAAGAGAAGGTAGAAATGCCTTCTCTCCAGGAGAAGATCCAAATGATGTAAATCCATACCTTAACCATCAGAAACACTTCTGGGGATCTGATATCTACGCTAAAGACTGGGAAGAAGGATGGAAACAAGCAGAGAAAGAGTATAATGAAAGGATAAAAACCGAGACGTTCGAGATATATTGGGATGACCTCACAGAGCAAGCTCAGGAAAGATTCAGAAATACTATGTCCATCAATCCTGACGAATCAAACTGGGATATCTATCCAATGGCTACGATGGAGATAGAGAAAGAATAACTCAAAAAATTATCTTGATTTCTTTGGCCATCCTTACTATATTATACGAAAAAGGAGGATCACATGATTACAAAAGGCGGAATCATAAAGCAATTAGGAATGGAAGATATGACCTTTGATTATGCTCTTCCACAAGACTGGGTAGATGCTGTATTTCAAGCCATTGGAATATTGCCCACAATGAGTTTCGTATGGCTGTATGATGATAAAGCACCGATGTTTGGTAGACCCTTCCCTTTAGACGCCAGAGGATGGGTCATAATGGCACTATTGCCAGGACATTTGAAACCTTTGGGAAAAATGTAATGAACACCGAGAAAATTAAAAAAGCGGCGAAGGATTCCTACAACTGGTTGGTAAATGCGATAGAAGATATCTCCTACTCACAATCAGAGGAATACCTATCACCTGGGGAAAGAGATGTGGAGGCAGATAATATGTTTTCTGACAAGGATACCTTAAAAGACCTAATAGGTGATAGAGTATTTGATGAGGCTACACAAATGGTAGGATTTAATCATCCTGACCACAATAAAATCTTCAACGCGATATGTGAAGAGATTAAAAAACGTAGCCACAGACCACTTAAGGAAGCCCTAGAAGAGCTCATCAGAGAAAGATAGACTAAATTTTTACCAAATATTTCTCTTGACTTTGCACTTTTCTTCTATTATATTATAACTGTAGGCAGAGGAAAGCAACTTTATTAACCCATTAACAATGAGAAGGGAGGGTAAAATGATGACAAATCAAGACTACCTCAAACACCTTCAGGGACAGAAGGTACCTACGCTCCAGGAACTCTATGAAAAGACGTTCCAAACACGTCCACCCACACGCTACCTCAAGAAGGACCTCATCGAAAAACTCCATGATCAGTTCTGCAAAATCAACACCTCAGAAAACGCCGAGGAGGTTGTGGAGGATCCTGTAGAGGAAAAAGGTGAAGCCACCCCAGCAGAAGAAATGGGGACACGCACCAAAAACGGAATGCCTTCAAGGAGATCACTGATCATCGAGGCGATCCAAGAAGGTATCTGGGACACCGCTACACTGGCTGAAGCCCTGCACGAAAAGAATCCAGAGGAATGGCCTGTTGACAAAAATAAGGCCGCTGTATCTGGAACGATCGCTGACCTTCGTGCCAACAAGAACTGGAAGATCAAAATCGACGACAAAGGTCGAATCACCGTCGAGAAATAAGGAGGCAAGTACTATGCATCAGGAAGTCAAATTTCCTGCTGTTGAGCTTGCTCCGGTGTATGTCGGAGACCTCGAGGTAAATGGATACAAAGCCGTGAGAAATCCAGAAACTGAAGAGGTCTTCGCCATTGCCAGCGACAAGTATAAGCTGGTAAAACATGAGGACGTCCTGGAAAATGCTGAAGATGCCTTGGCATCCCTTGACCTTGGTAAAGTTTCAAGGACAGTAGCTCTCCATAACCACGGAGCCAGGATGAGAGCCCGCTACCTCTTCTCTGAAGTCAAGTTCCAAGTAGGGGAGAGAAAAAAGGGTGACCTCATTAATCCCACACTGGAGATATTCAACAGCTACGATTTAGGCTGGAAGTTCACAGTTATGTTAGGAGCATACCGACTCGTTTGCTCTAACGGAGCTGTGGTCGGAGAAACCTTCGCAAAATTAAGCAAGAGGCACCTCCCCGCCCTTGACTTGAGAGAGTCCAAAGACAAAATTAAGGAAGGTGTAGAAGGAATCCAAATGCAGGCTATTGAGTGGAAAAACTGGTCCAACACTCCTCTCGTTATGAAAGCCTACGAGAATACACTCAAGAACCTCGACCTTAACAAGAAAGAGACAAATCTCTTGTTAGAGGAGCCAGAAACCTCTACGATGTGGACGCTGGATAGATGGCTTGCACTGATGGAAATGGGAGGTGATTATGTGAAGGAGGCACAGGACCTCTCATTGTGGACATTCTTCAATATCTTAACTCAATTCACCACTCACAGAATTGAAAGTGAAGTAAGAAGATTCGATCTGGAAACACGAATCAGAAAGAGCCTCTACAACTAATAAGAAAGTGGAGGAGAGAAAACCTTTCTCCTCCACTTTACAATTAAAGAGGTGCTAAAATGGATAAAGAGAAACTCATCGACGAAATACTGTCCAGAATTAAAGATAACATCTACGGTAAACACCACTTTTACTGGACCAATGCAAGAAAAGGTCTTAAAAGGATGAAAAAGAGAGAACTGGAGAGTTTCTATTTGCTCTGCCGTCATGCCAGGTCTTACAATACCGAGATGAACGTATGAAAAAAACCATATTTGTAATATCTCTTCTGGTATTATCAGGATCCTTAGTATGGTCTGAGGGTCCTGATAATATTCAAGAAGGCAGAAACATTATTTCCTACCCAGAAAATTCTAATCACCAAATCACAATCTATAAAAGCATAGAGGACAAAAATAGAGAAAAATCCACCGTGATAATACGTGATAATAGATACAACCTAAGTCCAACCCAAAAATACTATTTCAATAAAAGGGGGACTAAACCTAAAATAAAAATAGAAAGGGAAGGGAGGAAATAAAATGAAATCAAAAAAAAGGATAATGCACAGAACCGTGGCAGTAGCTTTATACCATCTAGTAAAAGGGGATGAATTTGAGGCATCCTACCTAGCCGAAATCCTGAATCTATCTTACAAGCAATCACAAACCCAAATACAAAAAATGATAGAAAAAGGTATACTTAGACCAAAGAAGAAAAAAGGATCCTTTGGTAAAGGGCAGGTACAAACCTACATTATTAATAGACAAAAGATTTTAGAGATTTATGGCTGGCTGTTCGAAGATCTTCCCAGCACATCCCCAGATAAAGAAGAACAACCCCAACCTCCAATCACTGTAGAAATGTTTGCGAAGGAGGTAATAAATGGGTATCTTCGAGGAAAATCACTCGAAGAGAGGGAAAAAATTCTTTATGAGCAGATAAAATCTCTTGAGAGTAAAAATAAAGAACTAGATAAAGCCTTCACTATCTCAAGAGAAGAAAACCAAGAGTCGATTAAAAAGAATAAAGATCTCGAAGAGAAAATAAAAGAAAAAGAGGAGGATATCAAAAGAGCCAATAAAAAGATATCAGACCTAGAAATACACCTCAGCGAGATAAATAGAATAAACCCTAAAGATAAAGGCACCCAGGAACAAGTCAACAAGATAATGACAGGTATGCAAAAAGGAAAAGTAACGGCGGATTGGAGAGTAAGGGAATACAACAAAAAAGGCAGTTAAATAACGCATATAAACATATTAATTGACAGAAGTTCGTGCAGAATTCACGCGGATCTTAAGCAGGATTTTTAGTAATCATGTTACATTATACTGAACAAAATGCTGTTTACACCCGAGCACAAAATGAAGAGTCGAGAAATTTTGTGAGACAGATACTCACCTTTGAGAAGACCTATTACAAAAAACAAGCCTATGGCGGGAAACACATCACATACCAAAAAACCTTAGTAACGTCAGATGCAGTATTCCTAACTGGATTTAAAACCAGAATAAAGGATAAAGCCAAACTACTCAATAAGAAGATTAAATGGACGAGTCCAAACTATGAGAGAAAAAAACTGCCTCTTATAGATCCAAGACTCAAAGATATAGAGTTTAGGAAAGGACAGTTAGCTTTAATTTTATCTGCCATAGAAAAAAAGAGAGGAGTGTTGACAGCTCCTGCACGATATGGAAAAACAATTACGGCGGCAGGAATCATTGCATCCTTAAAGGACGTAAAGGCTCTCTTCCTATGTCACACCAAAGACCTTTTCTATCAAACATTTGAGGAATTTACCAAAGTAGGTTTGTTTCCCATCTCTCTGATAGGAGATGGCAGAAAAGGTGAAATATCCCCCCTAACCATAGCACTCCATCAAAGTTTTATAAGGATAGACCCACTCCAATACAGTGCCTACTTTGACCTGGTCATAGTAGATGAATGTCACCATGTAGCCTCCCTAAATTCCAACTATGGGTCCATACTCTCTAGGATGCTGGCTCCATATAGGATAGGATTTACGGCCACACCACCTACTGATATAGAATCTGAGTTATCCCTAGAAGGTCTATTAGGACCTTCTATTGGAGAAGTTACCCAGGAGGAAGCCTTGAAAACTCAAGTGATAAGTCCTGCCAAAATAAGAATAGTAAAAATACCTGCTCAACCTTACATCAAAAATTTCTCCTCCTATCATGATGCATACCTTGAAGGAGTAGTGAGGAATAGAATTAGAAATAGAAGAGTGATGAAGACGGCACAGGAATATCTTGAACAAAATATGACTGTTTTAATTATAGTTAGAAGAGTAGAGCATGGATTTAACCTCAAAGATATGTTTGATAAACTGCTACCACAATATGAAGTACCATTTTTATGTGGTGGATTAGATGCTGAGACCCAAAAGGAAATCAGAAGGTTAAAAAATAAAATAGATCAATATCGTACTGTTGGAGAAATTAAAGGACAAAAGAGCATCCAAGAAGTACAAAAGGAACTTGATATTTATAGGGATATCGAAGCAAAGATAAAAAAGGGAAGTATTGAAAGACATCAATACAGAAAACTCTTGCACGAAAGGAGGATTAAGTGTATAATTGTAACCACAATATGGAACGAAGGTGTCAATATCCCTTCGCTGAATGTACTGATAAACGCGGCTGGGGGTAAATCTGAAACCACCACGATACAGTCCGCGAGCAGATGTCTTACAGCCTTTGAAGGGAAGGAACACGGTATAATAGTTGACTTTTTTGACAATAATGCCAGATGGTTTGTAGACCATTTTGGTGAAAGACTCAGCATTTATTGTGATAAGGGGTGGATATGAAATTTTATAGATATGAAGATATGTTAATGGATTGGGACTACCGTTTCAATCAACCAGGAAGGGTGTCTATTTATTTAATAGAATTTGAACTTATTAATGAAACTACCAAAGGATATTGGATATCAAAATATCCCAGTAAAGAATATTCAATATCTAATAAACGTATTCCTATGGTTCTATCCCCTATATCAGAAGAGTCAATTATTGAGAAAAGATGGATAAGCAAAGAGTCGAGAAAAAAATATGCCTATCCTACAAAAGAGGAAGCACTATCAGGATTCATAGCGAGAAAAAATAGACAGATAACCATATTAGATAGAAAACTAAAACAGGCTAGAGTAGCTCGATCACTTGCCATAGAAGAAAGGAGCAGAAAAAATGAGATGTCCCCAATGCAATAAATTTGTGGCAATCAACGTGGATGACCCTGAAATAGATCTCCTTGACATAAATGAGGGACAGATTACGGCTATCTTCAGGGTGATAAAAAGATGTAATGAGTGTGGAGAAGAACTTGAGGAATCCTATCCTGAGGTAACCGACGCTGAGGTAGAACATGAACACGCCGAAGATCTTGAAATTGAGGAAGGAGATGTTTTCTCAGTAGAAAGGACAGAGGGAAAAGGACAAGGGATGAAAAAATTCTATGGTGCAATGACCACGGCGGTGGTCACCTGCTCTAAATGTGATTTCAGAGAAGAGGTTGAACTTAAGGCAGACACCCAAGCATCAAGTTTTGACTCTCTTATATGACAATCGAACTGTTCGATATAATATCCTATCTTGAGAGCAGAGGGGTGGAATATTCTACCTCTGGAAAGAACGTATCTGAAGGTTGGGTAAATATAAGATGTTTATGGTGTGGAGATGACTCTAACCACCTAGGCATCAACCTATCTTCAAAGTTCTTTAATTGTTGGATATGTGGAGAAAAAGGACCTCCTCAAAAACTTGTGAGAAAAATTGAGGACACAGGAGAGAGTAAGGCTAGAGAAATAATTGAGGAGTTCCAAACCTTAGAGAAATATACAAAGGCAATAAGGCACAAACCTCTGAGTTATCAGAGCCTTCCAAAAGAAAGCACTACAGATTTTCCTGACATTCACATAGAGTACCTAAAAAGTAGAAATTTTGATCCACAAGACCTAATAAATAGGTATGATATTAGAGCCTGTTACAATTTAGGTAGATATAAATTTAGAATAATTATACCTGTGATTATGAATCACAAAATTGTAGGTTTTACATCAAGGGATGTTACTGATAAATCAGAATACAGGTACAAAAATTGCAGACCAGAGGAGGGTGTACTGCCACAAAGCGAGTGGATCTATAATGGGGACTCATTAGTTCATACGGCATTAATAGTAGAAGGTCCCACAGATGTTTGGAGAATGGGGGATGGAGCAATCTGCATGTTTGGTTTAAAATGTTCTGATAGCCAAGTTAAATTCCTCCACGACCATGGAGTATATAGAGTTTTCATACTTTATGATGATGAGCCAGAGGCACAAATAAGAGCAGATAAGATAGGAGGAAACCTTGCAAGTGTAATACCTGATGTGAATATACTAACAGGTTTAGGAGTAAAAGATCCTGCTAAATTATCGCCAGAGGAGGCGATACAGCTAAAAAGAGAGATATTTGATTATACTTAAACAGAAGAAAAAATATCTTTTAAAACATTTTGGTATGTGTTATGTTGTAAACATAATGTTGGAGGGGATAGAAGGCTGGGTAACGGCCCTCCCTTCTTTGGCGAGTGAAGGTCCCTCACTGCCTGGAATTTCCCGATTACCCAGTCTTCTATCCTCTTCAACAATCCAGCAAGGGACCAACACTTCTTTTTTAATTCTACTTGAGGAAAAAATTTATGCTGTAGTAACTATGTCTAATGTATAGTTCGTACAGAATTCAGCGTTCTAGTGCGGCGTTCATAAGGTACGTTTCTATGTCTGACTTGAAAAAACTAATAAGAAAACTGTCCTTCAGATTGAAAGTAGATGAAGAAGAGGTTGAGAAATTCCTAGTTTATCTATTATGTAATTTATTCATTGATACTGAAAGGGAAAATCAAAAGGAATTATTTGACCAGGCCAAGCAAAATAAATATATATGTTCACTAAGTCCTAATCCTTCATTACATACATCATCATCTGTATTATCTACTTTAGTAGATAATACTAATAATAATATATCTAATAAAGAATCTGTCCTTAGTGAATCTACTCGGCCTGCCAGCCGAGTTAAAAGAGTGAAGATAAGCAAGGCTGATAAAATAAGGTACCAGACGGTAGTTATTCCCTCATACACCAAAACTAAAAAGGAACTAATTAAACCTACTAAGGACATACTATCAGTAATAGAGTTCTGGAATGCACTAGGTTTGAGAAAATGTAATGAAGGAACAAAAATATGGGAAAGGTCTATTCAAAATATACGAAAGGCTAGATTAGGATGGATACCTATAAGTGACAAAAAGTATTCCTATGAAGAGATGAAAGAGAGCATTAAAAAATTTTCCCTATCTGCATTAGACCCAAATTATTTCCCTATAAACGGAACACCCCACCAAAAACGTCTACAGGGAAAGGCATTAGATGTTTTTATATGGGACGATTTCTCAAAAAAGAGCCCATTTATAGATTTTCTCTCTAAAGAATTAAAACTTGTACATTCCCACCCACTACACCTAGAAGAAGATAAGGATCCCAAAGTAACCCAAAGAATTAAAAGTATATATATACAAAAGATACTTGGAGGAGTAGAACCTCCAAATGGTTTCCCTCCACATGAGGATATTAAGTTTATCACGGCATCTAATAAACTTACAGAGTTCTATCAAAAAAATAAAGATTATATGAACCTAGAAATGTTTGGTATTTTTTCGGTTGAAGATTTTACAGACATACTCTGGGAATGTATAGAAAAAGATAATAGTATAACCTATGATATAACACCAGGATTTTTATGCTCTGACTTTACTTTCTCTAAAAGACTACCAACCTATCTATACAAAGAAGGTATAATAGAGGACAGAAGGGACCTGTTTTGAGAATTCAAAGAAAAAGAATTGACCTAGTAGATGAAAAGAATCTAATTATAGGGATGATAACCTCCACTAGATTCTTAAGGTCAATTATAGAAATATTGAAACCTACATATCTACAATCTAAGTACTCTAAAGAAATATCTAAATGGTGTATAAATTACTTTAAAGAGTATGATGAGGCTCCAAAAGAACATATTCAAAGCATTTACAATATAAAGAAGGAGGAGTTAGAGGAAGACCTATCTGAGGTAATAGCGGAGTTCCTTATTGACCTAAATCAGATGTACGAAGATATGTCCAACTACAATGTGGACTACTTCTTAGATAGAGCTGTAGTTTACCTCAAGAAAAGGGCTTTATTAGAACATAGAGAAAAGATTAGTTCATTAATAGATTTAAATAAGGTGGATGAGGCTGAGTTAGAGGTAGCAAATTATAGAAAGGTTTCTCTTGTTACATCTAAATGGACAAATCCTTTTGAGCCTCAAGAAATAGAATCCACGTTACTCAGAGAAGAAGAGTACCTTCTATTACTTCCTGGTATATTAGGTGACTTCTTAGGATCGCTCAAAAGGAAATGGCTTGTTTCACTAATGGGTCCTATGAAAAGGGGGAAAACTTGGTGGTTAGAAGAGTTCAAATTTGCGGCTCTAACCAACAGGTTAAAAGTTGTAGAGATATCATTAGAAATGGATAAGACAGAGACTAACCTAAGAACTTATAAAAGACTCACCTCCTCTAATGAAAACAGACAGGGAAACTTTATCATACCTATATTTGACTGCCAAAGAAACCAAAAAGGGGATTGCGATAAAAAAGAGAAAACCCAAACAGAAAAACTTGCTGATAATTTAGGGAGGATTCCTAAGTTTACACCTAACATAAGATATAGGGTATGTACTTACTGTAAAGGACATCCAGACAGAAATTATTTACCTGCCATATGGTATGTAATGGAAAGGAGGCCTTTACTAAGTTACTCGTTAACATCAAGATCTTCAAAAGGTTTTCAAAATATGTATGGAGAAGGAAACCTTAGGACAATATCCTACCCAATTGGAACTGTAAATATAAGTGATATACTCAGAGATTTAGAAATACTTGAATTTTCTCAGGAATTTGTGCCTGATGTAATTATACTTGACTATATGGACCTACTTAAATCTGAAGATTCACGCCTGGTAGGTAGAGACGCAATTAACGAGACCTGGAAAAAAGCTAAAGGTATAGCTCAAGAGAGGAACTGTCTTTGGGTAACTGCCACACAGTCTAATAGGCAGAGTTTTGAATCTAAAAATGTAAAGAAGACACAGACAGGGGAGGATATACGGAAGCTGGCTCACGTAGATATAATGGCTACCCTTAATCAAACTGAAACTGAGAAGAGAAAAAAGATAATGAGGATGGGAATACTAGCCCATCGACATAAATATTTTGATGATTTTACTCAAATAGTAACCCTTCAACAACTTGAATTAGGTCAACCTTATTTAGATGGATTTTACTATGTAGGGATGAACAGAGAGGAGGAAGAATGATATATATAAGAAAATTTATCTGTTGGATAGTTGGACATAATTATTTCTATGTATATCTGGGTAATCATCCTGCAGAATATCCTAATACAATATCTGTAACCTGGGGGTATAAGATTTGTAGCAGATGCGAGAAACAAGAATCCTACCAAATTCAAGGATAAGGAGGAATAAAGATGAAAATAGGAAGAATTTTTAGATTTGAGGCGGCACACCATCTACCACACCATGAAGGTAAATGTAAAGAGTTACATGGGCACAGCTACAAATTAGAGGTAGAGGTGGAAGGGGGGATACAGAAAACAGAGACTCCTGAGAAGGGAATGGTTACCGACCTTTCTAACCTCAAAAAGGCAGTACAAGAAATGATTATAGACCAACTTGATCACTCCTGTATAAACACAAAGATAGAAAATCCTACAGGTGAGAACATACTCATGTGGATAACCGAAAGACTTTATGGTGACCTTCCTAAAGTGATAAATATCAGTTGTATAACCAGATTAAGATTATGGGAAACTGAAAACTCTTATATGGAGGTAAATTTCAAATGAGAGTATATAGTATTTTTTCATCCATTCAAGGGGAAGTAAACTATCTTGGTCAAGGTGTGTGGGCTACTTTTGTTAGATTTGCTGGTTGTAATCTCAGTTGTCCTTATTGTGATACTAAATATGCTTGGGGTGTAGATAGTGGTAAGGAAGTGGGAGTAAGTCAGGTTGTCCATGAGGTAGATAAATTAGGTGTAATCGAAGTTACACTCACAGGAGGAGAGCCTTTACTGCAGGAGGACCTTTTACCTCTTTTGAAACAATTAAAAAGTAATGATCATAATATCACTATCGAGACAAATGGATCATTACTACCACAAAATGAGGAAATATTTGAATATGTAGATTGCTGGGTGGTTGATTATAAAATAGGTATGAAATTTGATAATAAATGGTTAGACAGTATGCTCGCGGAGGACTTTCTTAAATTTGTAATTACCAATTTTAGCGATTACAAACAGGCGAGATCAATAGTAAAACATGTTTACGAGGAATCCAAAAATTGTCCTCCAAGAATAGCCTTTAGTCCAGTAACTCCTGGTTTAAACGTAAATGACCTAATGACCTGGATGAGGAAAGACAAACTATATATGGTTCAGATAAATCTCCAGCTACATAAACTGGCACATATAAAGGAAGAAAAATAATCAGGATAGTTCTCCTAAAAAATATCACCAATTAACACACTTTTATCTTGCAATACCTTTTAAATTGTTCTATAGTATGTGCATAGGCTGGAGAACACTATAATATTAATCTTTTATGGAACAAGGAGGTAATTTATGTTAAGTCCACAATTCGTAAATGCTAACGACCTGCGAAAGGAGATTGGTATCCTGAACTCTAGTGGTGCCATCCCCGTGAAGCTCAAGACCGTTGGGGTCAAGAAGGAAGACCTGGTCGAGAGTTTCCTGAAGGCAGTAGAATCCGTCGCGGAAGGAAGTGAAGAGGAGAAAAAACTGCCTGAAACCGTTGTTGTCTTCTACAACGGCATCGTGGAAGGGAAGGACCCCTCCCCTGAGGAAATCGAAAAGATGGAGGCAAAGAAAAAGAAGAAGTCCACACGGCCTTCTGGTCCTTCCAATGAAAAACTGGCTTACGACATGGTTTTGGCGGGCAAGTCCGAGGATGAAATCGCGGCAGCCTTCTCCAAACGTTACAACGAGAGGGGTCAGGCTGATACAGAATTCATCAAGAAACGGATCGCAATCTACATCAACATTGCCAAGAAACGGATCGCCAAGGAAAAAGGTGAACCGGAACCAACCACTGAGGAAGAAGACGCCAAGTAAGAGGTGACCATGAGCCAGTCGATGGCTTGGTACTTCAGTAAAGTCATCAGCGAAGAGTTGGGGTTGGATTTATCTGACCCCAACCTTCGTGAAACACCCCAAAGACTTGAGCGAATGTACCAAGAAATATTTGCGAATGTAGGGAAGGAATTTACAGATTTCAAAGCCTTCCCAAATGATCGAGATTACAAGCAACTTATCATGTTCGACACCATACACTTTGTATCATGGTGTTCCCACCATTTTCTACCCTTTGAAGGAAAAGCGTGGTTAGGATACATACCTAAAGAACTTCTCGTAGGTGCATCAAAACCTGCACGCCTAATCAATCATTACTCCCTTAGACCACAACTACAGGAAACATTATGTGATGATGTAATCAAACAATTTGACCGTCACATTAAACCATATGGTACCATAGTGGCCATGCGAGCTATCCACGGTTGTATGAGATGTAGAGGGGTTAAACAACAAAGTGGGTCTGGTATGACAACTTCAGCTTTGAGTGGAGTTTTAATGGATGACCTTAAAGCTCGTGATGAAGCCATGAGATGGATTGAAATGTCCTTAATAATGGGAGGATAAAATGGAAAAACCAAAATGCAAGCTAGTAGGTAAAAATGGAAATATTTTCAACCTTATGGGCTTGGCGAGTAAAGCTCTAAAAAAGGCAGGTCAAGAGGAGCGGGCGGAAGAAATGATTAAAAAGATTCTCAAGTCTGGCGATTATAACAGAGCTCTTACAATCATTATGGAGTATGTGGATGTCCACTAAAATTGTAATCAATACAAGTTTTACAGCTACACATCATTGGCCAGAATGTCCCATAGAAACTCAATCTCATTTAAAATATCCACACCGTCACATCTTCCATGTAAGGATGAAATGGGAGGTTCACCATGATGATAGGGACATAGAATTTATTGAAATGAAGAGACAGGTAGACGATTTCATCATGATAACCTATTGGGATAGATTTCTCGGCAGAACCAGTTGTGAAATGATATGTAAACAATTAGCTGAGCAATTTAAGGCCTGTTATGTAAGAGTTATGGAGGATAATGAAAATGGAGCAGAATGGGAGGATACGCCCTACTAAGGCGGATATAGTAATAATTGACCCAACCTCTCCTGAAGTCAATAGGGGTAGTTTTTGCTACTTACCTTATATACTCTACAATTATTACCTAATGAATAAAGAAGAAGAGATTGTATGGTTAGAAGAAAATTTCACCATGGCAGGAATAGATGACCTACCAAAATCTAATAATTATTTAGTAGCTCTATGGTCCTACCCTCAAATCGAACTCTGCAAAATGCTTGATAAATTTCTACCTGTTAAACCCAGCTTTTTTGGATACTATCCCCTCATCCAAAGTCTAGATTTAGATATGTTTAAGGTGGAAGATTATATGATTAAAGATGGAATGTTCTACTATCCTTATACATATCAATATTTAAGATTCCTCACGTTGAGCGATTGTGATATGCACTTGAGAAAATATTCGGGAAAGGTATACCCTCTCTTTACTTCATATGGATGTCCAAGAGGTTGCTCCTTCTGTCCTTCCACAGTAAATACAAACAGAAAAAGAATAGTTTTGGATTTAGAACAAATCCACACTATGCTCGTAAGGTGTAAATATTTTGGATACCACAATATTCATTTCACTGATGAAGATTTCTTTTTTGATACTCAAAGGGCATACAACATATTACATTGGGCATACCAAATGGGTGGCTTCAATTTCATAGCCTTAGGAGAAGTTTCCACAGTAAATAGGTTTATCTCTATGTATGGTACCAAAATACTTCATGATGCAGGAGTAAGATTAATCGAGGTAGGTCTGGAAACTGCTGATAAGAACCTAGGAAGTGATATGGGTAAGTCACCTGTCGCACGATGCATAGATTTGGCTGAGAAGTGTGATGTGCCCATCTTTTGGTTAACCATGACATTCTATCCTGGTGAAACGTTAAAGACTTTAAACACCACTGGGGAATTCTTATCTAAATATGGGTTTAAAATGAATGACCTTTATGGAAGAGTACAAACAAATGGAACCGAAGGAGGTCTTGGTCAATTCTTTCAGGTATATCATGGAACAAAGATTTATGAAACCTCTCACCTCAAAGGACATACCCTAAACAATAGACCGATGAGACTAATACCAAGTTTTATGCCTGACTCTTTTTTGCTTGATAGAATACATACGAAAAGGGACATAAAAGAGGAGGATATAAAATGGTTTCAACTTTATAAATTAAAAAGTATCTACATTGAATATATGATGACATATTTAAGCAATAGAAATGGATGGAAGATCGCTGAGGCAATTAAGGAGGATACTAAAGATTACCATCTCCCCATAGAAGATGCGGCTATATTCTATGCCATATGTGCTAGGTTAAGAATAATTTAAACCTAAAAATTTATCTTGTAATTTCAATGAGTTTAGTGTTTAATTGAAACAAAGAGGCGAATTATGATAATTAATGTGCCCATAGAAAGTTTAGAGGAAAGATACTCTGCTCAGTGGAATAAATGGTTCCCAAGAGAGTTCCAAGCAAATGGGCTCGAGGTAGAAAAAGATTATATCACTATTTACCCTGACCCTATTACACACAAAATACGGCAAGGATCTTTTCTTGACATTATAGGAACGAACTTATTTAAGGCCGCCCAACTCAGAGAAATATGTAGGTTAATTGATAAGGGAGTAATAAGAGATAAGGATACCTTTTTATTTCATGATTTATGGTTTCCTGGAATTGAAATGTTGGCCTACATTAGAGATGCTTTAAGATTGGATATAAATATATGTGGAATACTTCATGCAGGCACATATGATGAACATGATTTTCTACATAGAATGGGGATGGACTACTGGGCATCTCATATAGAAAAAGGATGGACAACTCTTGTTGACAAAATTTTTGTGGCTACTGATTTTCATAAAAGATTGTTAATGGAAAAAAGAGAAGTGTTGAGTCATAAAATAGCAGTTACCGGTCTGCCAATATACCCAGAGTGGTTAGTAGATACCCATAAAATGAATATGATTGTATTTCCTCATAGACTAGATCCTGAAAAAGAACCCTCCTATTTTGACGCCTTAGAGAAGACAATTAAACCTATTTTCCCTCATTATGATTTTGTAAAAACTAAGTTGATATGTAATACCAAAGAGAAGTATTATGATATACTACAGGCATCAAAAATAGCTGTATCTTTTTCCAGACAGGAAACCTGGGGAATAGCTATGCAGGAATCGGTGATGTCTGGTTGTATCCCTTTAGTTCCTAATAGACTGAGTTATGAAGAATTATATCCACGACCTTTTAGATTCAAAACCTTTGACGAGTGTGTGGATAAAATCATTAATATATTAAGAGATGAAAAACAGGAGAAATACTTTAGAAAATATCTTAATAAACTACAAAATAAAATGATTTTAGATGGAAGTCAAGCCATTAAAAATATGTTGGATTGTATAAAAGCACTATGAAGATATATCCTAGAGGATTCTCCAGAGAACACGCCGGGAGAAGTAATATTTGGCCAAGTACTGATGAGGTAAAAAGAGTACTAGACCTTGGTATAAGGTTTGATAGAACCGGAGATTACATCAAAACAATTCAAAAATATGATATGAGGGTAATGGTGGAAAAAGGAACAGTTCCAGAAAAAATAAGAACGGTAGAAAATGAAGTATCTCAATTAAAACCTGACTCCGTAACTACTCCAAAAGACCTTAAAATATTCGTAGATAGTGGAGCACCTAGCCTCTATAATAAACACATGAGGTCCCATAAGGGAGGAGCACATACCTATATGGGAAGTTTCCTTGGTGACAGAAAGAATGATGATTACTCTTATCTAAAATCTGATCATTATATCAAATATAGAAGGCAGTATGTTCTTTTCATCAAAAAATACCTCCCTTATATAGAAGTCTACGCTAACCTAGATGTGATCAATAATGCAGAAGAAACTTGGTACAACCAACAATATATGGAAAGCAAAGGACTAAAACCTATTCCAGTATGGCACTTTGGTAATTCCCCAGAATGGTTAAAAATGTATCTAGATAGGGGACATGATTATATTGCCATAGGAGGAATTATACCTAATCCAGAAAATGTGATATACCAAGGATTAGATAAGATATGGAGTGAGATGCTCACAGATGACATGGGAATGCCAAAAGTTAAAGTTCATGGATTTGCAGTTACTTCGGCAGGATTACTTACAAGGTACCCTTGGTATAGTGTTGACAGTACCAGTTGGGTTAAATTTGGTAAATATGGGATCGTATGTGTACCAAAAACCAGAGGCGGTAAATTTGATTATGCCAGAAATGCTCACAATGTTACCGTATCAGATAGATCTCCTCAAAAGAAGGAGATTGAAGGGAAACATATTCTTACCTACTCCAAGGCGGAACGGTTATACATCTTAGATTACTTCAATAAAAAAGGATATAAACTTGGAAAATCAGAATACAAAGTTGTTCCAGGAGACTATACACTTGGAGAGAATGAAAGATGGATTAAAGGCAAAAAGGGAGATAAATCCAGAGAAATAGAAATAGTAATAGAAAAAGGACTCGCCAACAGCTACAAACTCAGGGATGAGCTCAATATCATGTACTATATAGACCTACAAAATAGTGTGCCAAAGTGGCCTTGGGCCTTCAAACAACATAAACAAGAAAAATTTGATTTATTCAAATGATAATCTACCAAGCAGGTAACTTCCCTCAAATGAACAATCTTAAAGCTGAGGAGAAGATGAAAGAATTTGTATTTAAGAAAGGCTACCCAGGATATTACCGCCTGGTGTCCTTTTTTCATAATAAAGGAGCGGTAAATATATTGAAGGTAAAGGAGATGCATGATGAAAAAACCTTCGGACCAGGAGACAATAGATGCAGTAAATCTGATAAATAAAATAAGTAGAGATTTAAAAAACGGAGCAGTAGTAGTAAGACAATCTGATGGAAGACAATTACACTCAGTAAATGAAGTATTAAAGGCCTTGAGAAAAGGAGAAAAGGTTAAGGCCTTTAATACTATGAAAAGAACAAAGGGCGGAATTATACTCCCATGATAATATATTTCGCGGCTGTAGGTTCTGACCTTTGGGAAGCTCATATAAATGCCTCCGAAGGAAAACAAAGAAATGTGCTCTTTTCCTATTTTGATCTTGACCTAGGAGGATTTCAATTTAGAAGAAAAAGTTGGGAAGGTCTTACAGGAGAACCTTTTGACAGAGTAATGTTCAACCTTTCAAAGGAGAAGGAGAGAAAGAATGATAGCAGAAAAATCTAACTTAGTTAAGGTATTTCAAAGTGTCAAGCCAGGATTGGCTAAAAGAGATATTATTGAGCAGTTCACCCATTTTATCTTTACTGGAAGTGAAGTAATGACATACAATGATGAAATCTGTATCAGTCATCCTCTCAAAACAGACTTCCAATGTAGTGTGTCGGCGGAGGAGCTCTATAAAACTCTTATGAGTATCCAAGGAGAAGCCACAGTAACGATGGAAAAAAAGGAGGACGAGCTCTCTATTAGAACTTCTAAAACGGAGGCCGGCATATCTATAATGGCTGGAGGGCAGGCAGAAGAAATGATACAACTTCTCAACCTAAGATCCCTTGAAGGAAAATGGGAAGAATTGCCTAAGGACTTCCTTGAAGGTATGTCCCTATGTATGTTTTCGGCCTCCACTGATATGACTTCTGGAATTGCAACCTGTGTGAGAATCAAAGGAGACTCTTTAGTTAGTAGTGATGAATCAAGAATTAGCAAATATACCCTTAATAAAGAAACCTCAATGGACACCCTCATTCCTGCAAGAAATATTAAAGAGCTCACTAACTATGAGAACCTCAAGTACTTCCACATTTCGGACAGATGGGCTCACTTCAAGACAGAGGACGGAGTAACCTTTTCATCACGAACCATGGAGGGAGAGTATCCTGAAGTTGAGAAATATTTAGAAGTAGAAGGGATTGATGTAGAAATGCCAATGGACCTAAAAACAAACATTGATTCTATTACCTTCATGACGGATGGAAAACATGATATAGATAAGCAAGTTAAGATTGAAGTATCTAAGAACCAAATACGAGTAAGGGCAAAGAAAGATATTGGATGGATTAATAAAATTATAGACGTGGAAAAATTGGACAAAGGTTCATTTAACTTTGATATTAATCCAATATTTCTGAGTCAAATATTAGAGAAAGCAACGGTAATGGTTATTGGAGAGAATGTAGCTAAATTCTCCAGAAAAGGGTTTAACCACGTTATAGCATTACCATCTTAAGTTATGATAATCTATTTTGCAGGAGTTCCTGCTGGACTACAATCCAAAAGGGAAAAAACTCTATATAAGGAAGGAATAAAGAACAGATTTATTGCCTTCTTTTATACTAAAAAGGCCGTAATAACACTTAAATATTACAAAAGGGCGGAGATATCTGAAGATGACATCAGAAGAACAAGAGACAATGATTGATGAAAAAGTAAATGAGTTCGAAGTAAGAGATCTAAATGGTTCTCTCCTTTTAGGAGATGTAATAAAACTCTATCCAAAGGACAAAATTATAGTCCAATTTTCAAAAGATGTTCCTATACAATATCTTAAAAAAACAGTAGAACAATTAAAAAAAGGACTTAAGGATCCTAAGGTAAAAGTGATAATTCTTCCTAAATATGTATCCATTAAAACTCTGAGCGCGGTGAGATGAAAACATTCTTCAAATTCAAAAGAGAAAAAGCTCCTAGGAGCAAGGACCAAATACTTTACGATAAACCTGGAGAACCAGATTGCAATAAATGTGGTTTGAATAAGAATGTAAAAAGTCCTAAAATACCTGTGGGTGGTAAAGGTTACAGAGATATATTAATAATAGCCGAAAGTCCAGGAGCCACTGAAGACTCCCTAAACGACGAGCTCGTAGGGGATGTAGGACAATTTTTTGAACGCCTGCTCGAGGAAAGAGGAATTAATCTTCATGAGGACTGTAATAAGATTAATGCCATAAACTGTAGACCACCTAAGAACAGAACCCCATTAGAGAGGGAGATAAAATTCTGTAGGCCCTGGGTATTAAAAGCCATTGAGGATACTAAACCTAAATACATCTGGTTGATGGGTAGTGCGGCGACCAAATCCTTTTTTATGTATAGATTCAAAAAAAGGAACATCACAAGATGGAGAGGATATAATATACCAGATCAAAAATTTAAATCATACATAATCCCTCTGTATCACCCTTCGGCTCCTTATAGGGACTCAAAGAATGATAACCTCTGGACCACTTATCTTAGAGATTTGGATAACGCTGTAGAATGGAGTAAGATAGATAAATTTCCCGATTATGAGAATATGGAAAAAAAAGTTCGAGTACTCACTAATCTAAATGAAGTTGAGGAAAGTCTTAGAAACGTATTGATACATAAACCTTCTATTGCGATTGATTATGAAACCACAGGCAAAAAACCATTCAAACCTGACCATAAAATATACTATGCTAGTATATCTACTAATACAGATACCTTCTCCTTCCCTTTTCAAAAACCAGGATATTGGAAAAATGAAGAGCTTAATATAATAACTAAAATGCTGATAGAAATTTGGGAAGAAGACAGAATAAAAAAGAGTGCCCACAATATGGCATTTGAAATGCTCTGGTCTAAGGTAATACTTGGATGTGATCCTAAAGGAGTGGACTGGTGCTCAATGATAGCCTCCCACATAATTGACTCAAGACAGGAAACTAAAGGACTCAAATTTCAAACCTATATTAACTTTGGAATAGAAGGTTATGAAGACGAAGTTGAACCTTTCCTTAAAACAGAAAATGAGGAATACAACAAAATTCAAGATGCTCCTTCTCACGAAACAATGTTATATTGTGGACTGGATTCCAAATTTTGTAAAAGCCTCACCCTAAGACAAAAGGCAACAATACAAAAAGATCCTCATCTATTAGAGGCCTACGAATTATTTCATGATGCCATTCACACTTTTAACCATATGCAACTAAGAGGATTTAATGTAGACACAAACTATCTAAATGATATCAAAGAGGGCATAACCAAAAGGATGGATTTGATAGATGGTTTAATTAGCAAATCTAACGAGGCTGATAAATTTAGAACCTCCACAGGAAAGCCTATAAATCATAACTCTAGCAAAGACCTCCAATATCTTCTATATGACCTACTCAAATACAAACCTACCAGAGAAACTAAAAAGGGATACTCTACTGATGAAGAGTCCCTTTCTGCAATAAATTCAAACTTTACTAATCTAATACTAAAGTGGAGAAAACTTAAAAAAATACGAGACACCTACCTCCATCAATTCTTCCAAGAGGAGTTCGAGGGCAAAATCAATCCCTTTTATAATCTTACAACAGCTAGAACTTTTAGAAGTAGCTCAAGTGATCCTAATATCCACAATATCCCTGTGAGAGATGAGGAAGCAAAAGAATATTGCAGGTCAGGAATTAAACCCTCGGAGGATTTTAGATTTATAGAGAGTGATTATTCCTCCATGGAAGTTAGAATAGCTGGGTGCTACACAGAAGATCCTGAGTGGATAAAATATCTTTACCAAAAAGGTACGGATATGCACAGAGACGTATGCTGTGAATTATTTCTACTTCTACCAAAACTTGTGGACTCTAAGGTTAGATTCTATGGAAAAAATAATTGGACATTCCCTCAACTCTATGGATCTTGGTACAAGGCATGTGCTGAAAATCTATGGAGAAATGTAGTTGAAGGAGGACTGACCACAACAGAAGGTCAGCCAATGTTAGACCACCTAATGTCAAAAAATATAGGTACATATCCTAGATTTGAGGATCATTGTAAAGAAGTAGAAAAAGCCTACTGGGACAAATATAAATATACTAAAAGATGGCAGGAAAAGGTAATTAAAGAATATCTACAAACAGGATATGTAGAAACTTTCTTTGGTCATAGAAGGTCTGGATATTTAACCAGAAATATCATAATCAACACCCCTATTCAAGGTACGGCATTCCATTGTCTACTTTGGTCATGTAATAAGATTGACCAAATATCCATAGAAGAGGGATGGGAGAGTGGACAACCTGGACAAATACATGATAGTATGATAACGGACACATACCCACCAGAACAAGATATGGTATGTGAAACAATAGAACAGGTAGCAACTAAAGATATAAGGGATAAATATAAATGGATAATAGTACCACTTGAAATGGAGTTTGAGTTCACTCCTATTAATGGAAATTGGTATTTGAAGGAAGAAGTAATTAGGAAAGAAGAGGAATGGGTAGGTAAAAAGAGTAACAAAATTTATGATTTAAATTATTAAGGAGGAATAAGGATGAAAAAATTTATGGATCTCCTTGCAGATTTTTACCGTCATTGTGAGGAGGAGGATATCCCTTTGACTCAAGACGACAAGGCTGTAATAGAAGAATATGCAGAGTGGTTAGATGACCATATTGATTATATTGCTCATCATATTCGCCGCATTCTTTCTACACCCTTATGATATTATATTTAGCAGGTAATCCAGGACATGGTAAACCTGGAAGAGAAAGAATACAATTCCTAAATTCCCTTAAGGCTCCTAGAATGATGTCTTACTTCTGGGTAGGACCTGAGGGAGATTTTCACTACTATCTTTTGGAGGTAATAAAGGAGATATCAGATGAAACTCTGCTTCATAGACGTAGAGACGACAGGAAAGAATGATAGGGATTATCACATTTGGCAGTTATCAGCTATCTATGATGAAGATGGTAAATACAGAGGAATGTTCAATGAAAAAGCCAGACCTCCAAAAGATGCAAAAATAGATCCAGAGGCCGTAAAACTGTGTCCATATACTGATAGACAAATAAGAGATTTCCCTTTATCCCAAATAGAACTTAAAGAATTATTTGGTGCGTGGCTTGAGGAGAGAGTAGACAAATTTAATAAAGAAGACAAGATGCTCTTTATCGCATATAATGCCAAATTTGATTACAACTTCTGTAGAACACTTTGGATCACTCATGGTGACAACTTCTTCAACTCTTTCTTCTGGTGGCCCTATCTTGATATGATGTCCATTATGGCATGGGCATTAGCAGATAAAAGATCACTCCTTCCCAACTTCAAACTTGAAACGGTACTCAAAGCCTGTGGAATAATTCCTGATAAAACAGCTCTTCATGACGCCATGTATGATTGTAGACTTGTAAGGCAGTTGTATTATTATCTTGAAAAATAATTTAATAATTACTATAAATTTATAAAGGTAGAAATAGATGATCTTATTCTCAAGGAGGATTAAATAATGGAAATAACAGCCTATGACTTGGCATTACGTTTTATGGGAATCCAAGAAATACCTGGAAAGAAGGACAATCCTCAAATTCTATCCATGCTCAAACTTGATGGTGATTGGCCAGAACATGATGAGGTGCCATGGTGCTCAGCTTTTGTGAATTATATAGCTTGGTTACTTAGACTTCCAAGATCTAAATCACTGAGAGCTCGAAGTTGGTTAACAGTAGGCATACCAATACTCTCTATTAAAGCAGAGGCCAAAAACGATGTAGTTATTCTAAAAAGAGGTGGCGGGGATGGTAGTGTAGGTCCAGAGGTGCTTGATGCTCCAGGTCATGTTGGATTCTTTTCTGGATTAGAAGAAAACAAAATTTGGGTGCTTGGTGGGAATCAATCTGATGGAGTTAGCGTGGCTCCTTATCATAGAGAAAGATTGTTAGGTATTAGAAGGCTCATATAAACGGAAAAAATTAACGCATACAAATACATTAGTTTTTAAAAATAGTTTGAATATCGAAGCACTATTGACTTTAATTTTGAGGGATTTATAATGTTTACAGAAGAGTATAGCTTACAAGTTAGACATAGACCTAAAACACTTGATGATATAATAGGCAACGAAACTGTGGTTAAATCCATAAAGGCTATTATGGAGAGAGAAAAAGGTCTACCCCATGCTCTTCTGTTTACAGGACCAAGTGGAACAGGAAAAACCACAATGGCTTTAATCATAAAGTCTATGTTAGGGTGTGCCGAAATAGATTTTAAATTTTATGATACAGCCAACACGAGAGGCATAGATACCATTAGAGAAATAGGACAGAAAGTAAACTTCAGACCAATGGGAGGAAATGTAAAATTCTATATATTGGATGAGTGTCATAAACTAACTAATGATGCCCAAAACGCCCTCCTACGTTTACTTGAGCACCCTCCTTCATTTGTCTACTTTGCTCTCTGCACCACTGATCCTCAAAAGTTGTTGGACACAATTAGAGGTAGGTGTCATACCTTCGAGATGAAATCCTTACCTAGCTTTAGAATCATTAAACTTCTCAGAGATATATGCTCTAAAGAAAAGGCAGATATAGATGATGAAGTATTAAGAGAGATAGCTAGGGTGAGTGAGGGAAGTTGTAGATGTGCGGTTAGAACCTTAGATCAAATCATTGATCTTAAACCTGAAGATAGGCTCAAAGGTGTCCAAGATGGATACATCTCAGATACCTCCTTAAGGGATATATGTCAATTATTAATCGCTCCTGGTGGTGACAAATTTAAAGAGATGGCAAAATTACTTAAATATGTAGATGCAGAGCAGGAACAAATTAGGGTTGGTATACTTAATTATCTAACCACTGTGATGCTCAACAAACCAAGTGATAGAATAGCTGAGATGATAACCTTATTCTTAGATCCCAGTTTCAATCATGGCAAACTGGCTGGGGTAACTGTCAACCTTTATTTGGCATGTAAACTATGAAGATGCCCTATAATAGATACAATTTAGTAGGAGAAGGATGTGTAGAGATCTTTAACTATCCTATGTCCTTAACTCGAGTGATAAAAGAAAACCATCAATTATATTTTCCACGATGTATGTTTGAGGTCAAAATCGAAGATGGTAATGTATCAATAGAAATTAATGGAGCATCTTTTCTCAAATTTACTCAACTCAAAAAGGAATGATAGGGTTCACTGTTGGAACTACCCGTTCCGGGGATACGGGCCATCAGAGGGACCGTGACCAGGAACCCTGTCAGATTTTAAAAATGGAATTTGAAATGATATATGATGATTTAGACGTAGACAAAAATAATTTAGATGAAGAGTGGATGAGGCAGCCTAGACTCTACTTTAATTATTCAATGAAGCTGGCAGATGCAATAAGAGAAAGGGATAAACTGAAGGCTAAATTTGATCTTAGGCGGTCTGAAATAATGGAGGACATCAGGGTAAACCCCCACTCATATGATATGGGAAAGCTCACTGATGCCTCTATTCTAAGTAAAGCTATAACACAATCTGAGTACCAAGACTCACTAAATCAATTAAATGAGGCCGAAAGAGCTGTAAATATATTACAAGGAGCGGTATGGGCCGCCCAACATAAGAAATCAAGTCTAGAGTATCTTACCAGATTATTTCTGGCAAATTATTATGCCGAGGATGTTCATGTAACAGATAGACAAAAGGAAGAATTTTTAGAAAAACAAGTATCACAAGCAACAAGAGAAGGGTTACAAAATAATCCAAGACTGAGAAGGCGACAACTCAAAACCACAAAGTAAGGAGGAAATCATGTCAATTAGAAGTAGAAAATCCTTAAGGGATGACCTATTGAAGAGAAGCCAAGAGAGTTACGATAAAAAAGATGACTCAGGAAGGTTTGGCAATATCTTCAAAACAACCGACAAAAGGTTGAAGTTTTGGAAGTGTGGAGAAGGAGAGCATACCATTGACATTATACCCTGGTTGTCAGGAGATAATTATCCAACTAAGAACTATCCTGATGTAGTAAAAGGTGAATTGGTATATGTTCTTGACGTATGGGTCCATAGGGGAATAGGACCAGACGAGAATACCATTGTATGCCCTTCACGAAATTATGGTAAACCCTGCCCTATCTGTGAGGACATTAACGAAAAGAGGAAGGACGAGTCCTTTTCTGATGACTCTATAAAGGATATCTCCCCTAAGAGAAGAAGTATTTACCAAATTGTATGCTATGATAGTTCAGCGGAGGAAGAAAAAGGAGTTCAAATATGGGACGTTGCTCACTTCTTTATGGAAAAACACATAGCTGAATTGGCTAAAAAACCTAGGTCAGGAGGGTTTGTCCTTTTCGCTGATCCAGATGAAGGAAAACAAATATACTTCAAAAGAAAGGGGACAGGACAAACCAATACAGAATTTGTAGCACACCAGTTTTTAGATAGGGACTATACCATTGCGGACGAAACGCTTGATGAAGGTATTAGTCTTGATGATTACATCGAAGTATTGTCCTATGAAGAGCTGGAAAAAATGTATTGGGGTAGAAGGATGCCTTCACGAACCGAAACAGGAGATGAGAGTCCAGAACCTACCTCAGATAGAGTGGATACCAAAAGGAGAAGGATTCCTAAATCAGAACCCACAAAAAAGGAAGAGGATTCTCCTCCATGGCATGAAGATACCAAAGAAGAGGCTCCTACTCGAAGGCCACGAAAGCCGCCTGTAAACAAGGAAGAACCAAAAGAGAAATCCTCGTCGGATACTGAATGTCCAGGAGGAGGCACTTTTGGAGTAGATATTGAACAACTGTCCCATTGTGGTACCTGTAAAGTATGGGATGATTGTGCTCTAAAGGCTGAACAACTTAATAAGTAAAAGGAGGAAATTATGGTTCTACTAAGAAGGAGAACCTCATCAGAAGAGAGTCCTCCACAAGAAACTGCCATAGAGGAGTCTTCACAAGACACCGCTGAACCTACTCCTAAAGAGACAGCTACGGCCTACTCTGAATCAGTTAAATCTGAACCACCTAAACCCAAATACAAACCTGACCTTACAATCTCTACTGGATCCACACTTCTTGACCAAGCCATATTTGGGGGTAGAAGGAGAGGAGGAGGACTACCAGGAGGGGTAATTGTAGAGATTTTTGGTGAGTCTGGTCTAGGAAAGACGGCCTTATTGGCTGAAATCTGTGGGTGTGCTCAGTCTGCAGGAGGAGAAGTTAGGTTTCGTGATCCTGAAGGAAGACTCGACCGAGAGTATGCTGAAATCTATGGAGTATCTTTAGAAGGGGATAACTATTCTAGACCACATTATGTCCATGAAGTTTTTGATGATATACGAGCTTGGAACCCGTCTAACAAAGAAACCGTAAACATCTATGGAACAGACTCCTTAGCCGCTCTTACCACAGATTTAGAGATGAGTGACAAAGGAGATAAGATGGGTATGCGTAGAGCTAAAGAGTTCTCTGAAGGATTACGAAAAGTAGGTGTGATACTCGCGGAGGGAGGATACAAAACTCTGGTGTGTACCAACCAAATAAGAACAGGTGAAAGTGGAGATTTTACACCTGGAGGTAAGGGAATACCTTTTTGGTCTTCAATACGCATCAGGATTTTAACCGCCCGTCAGATAAATAAAAACAAAGAGAACTTTATCACTAAAACAGTTAAGGTAGGAGCTAAAAATAAGGAGGTAACCAAAACGATAGGGATCAACTGTGTGGCTAGAGTAGTAAAAAATTCTAAGGATGACCCCCATCGTGATGCTCCCTTCAGCATAGTTTTTGGTTATGGATTGGATGATGTGAGAGCCAACCTACAATGGTTAAAAGATATGACAGGTGACTCAGTATACCAATGTGGGGATGGAAAATCATATCAATCTATAGAGTTTGCAATCCACTATGTGGAGAGTCATAACCTAGAGGATATGATCAAAAATAATGTGATTGATCTTTGGGAAGAAATTGAAGATGCATTTAAAGATAAAGGAAGAAGAAAAAGAAAAATAAGATAATGCCTACTGATTATATACTCATATTAGATTGCCATGCCATCTGTCACTCTACCAGGTATGCGTTTGGAGGTCTTACCTGGGAAGAAAGGCACACTGGTGTAATCTTCGGATTTCTTGACAGACTTTTGACCTTAGCCTCTAAATTTGAAACCAACAAATTCATCTTCACATGGGATAGTGGAATGTCCTTCAGAAAAAGAATCTGTCCTGAGTACAAAAAGAAACGCCATGAAAAGGAAAGAACAGAGGAGCAAAAAGAAATCGACCAGTGTGCCTTTCAACAGTTTGGGGAAATTAGAACTAGGGTTTTGCCTAACCTAGGATTTAAAAACATATTTATACAGACAGGTATGGAAGCCGATGACATCATTGCGAGTATCGTTATTAATCATAAGCATCCCTACTTTGTAGTAGCGAGTGACGATAATGACCTTTTCCAATTATTAAACCACTGTGATATGTGGAAGTTAAAAACTAAGGTACTTTATAGTGGACAAGATTTTGAGAAAGAATATCATATAAGTCCTTTTCTATGGGCGGAAGTGAAAAAACTAGCAGGATGTCCTGGGGATGGAGTTACTGGTGTTCCTGGAATAGGAACCACCAGAGCAATACAATATCTCAAAGGAAAATTAACTGGAAAATATCTTCAGAATATATATCAATCAAAACAAATAATCGAAAAAAATGAAAAACTCGTAAAACTACCATTTAGAGGTACCATGATTCCAAATCTAGAATTCAAAAAATTGGATCTTGACACCATATTTAGAGTATGCGAAAATTATGGAATGTATAGTTTATTGAAAGGAAAGAGACTTGAAACCTGGAAAATATTTACCACCTCCTACGTGTAGATGCCATCGACCAATATTAAAAGAGGCAAAAAGGCATACATTCATCAATAGTAAAAGTGTAGGATTCAAAATCAAATGTGAAAAATGTGGTCTACTTTGGGGATGGACTGGGTATAAAATGGCTAAGAGCTATAAATTAAGGATTACAGAATGTATGTAGGATTAGATTTGAGTTACACTGGAACAGGAATAGTGCTACTGGATGATGAGGGTCTTATCTTTACCTCCAAACTCATAAGTTCTTCAAAAGATGAAGGGTGGGAGAAAAGGATATTATCTATATTTAATGAGGTAATACAGATTGTTATTGATTCAAAAATACAGATGATAAACATAGAAGGTCTTGCCTTTGGAAAAAGAGTAGGTAAAATACTTGAGATTGGAGGACTCCATTATTATTTTAGAGCAAGATTTACAGCATTAAAGATTCCTTACATTGTTACACCTCCTTCCCAATTAAAGAAATATGTGATAGGTAGTCAACCCAGAGGAAAAGGATCTAAAAAAGAACTTATGCTACTCCACACCTTCAAGAGATGGAGTATCACATTTAATGATAATAATCTTTGTGATGCTTTTGGTCTGGCTATGATGATATACGAAAAGGATAAGCCGATAAAAGAGATGATAGAGTTTCAAGACAGAATAAAAAGAGTGAAAAGAACCTAAAAATTTATCTTGTGTTTACTATAGGATAGTAATAATATTTAATTATTTCAAGAACTTAACTATCCTATTGAAAGGAGAACAAAGTGGAACCTTCAGAAGAATTTGAGGTGTTGTCAGAAGAGGAAACAGAGAAACTATTTTGTAGGACGGTATCCTCACTCTCCTTTATTTACGGACAAAAGCCAAACGATATGATTTTTGTCCTAAATGAAGTTGGAAACTTCAATGATTTAATTATTTTATGTTTAGTCTCTAAGGATATAGAACTACCAATTAGAGACGTATATAATCTCTGGAAAAAAGAGAAAGATTTTTTTGAGTCTCATAAAAATAATGTAATCCAATTATGGAAGAAAAAAGAGGATACCTCTGCTCAGAATGTAGACATTGGTTAAATCCTAATGATGTGCTGGAAGAAACCAATTACAAAAGGACTCGTGAGTGTGAAAAAGGTCACGAAGTTGATGGCTTATCTTATCCTTGTGTTCAAGAGTATGAGTTCTTTCTTAGCTACTCGAAATCTGCTCTTAAAAAAGATAAACCAACACCCCGAAAAACTAAAAGGGCTCAAAGAGTTTCGATAGAACCCGTTAGGAGAGCAAGAAGGCTGTTTTCTTTTAATCAATGAGGAGAAATGGTAGAGAATGCCAAACTATCTAAGCTCAGTCCAGACCAAATGTAGGAAATTACGTGGAACTATTCAACGTGCTCTTGACATGGTTGAGAGAAGTGCTACCCAATCTGGAGTTCCAACCCGTAAATCAATAAGTCAAGTAATGAATGTATCTGATGATATGGCTGATGTATTTAGAGAAAAACCAGTAATAATTGTCCAAACTATGAACGTACAAGTGATACAACTCACAGTTAAACTAGGTGAGGCGTTGACTCTTCTATCAGATGTAGAGGAAAGAATAAAACAATTGGTAACTAAAAACGAGAGAAGGATTAGGGAGAAATCTGATGAAAAGGATTAAACCATTCAAGAAATTGAAAACAGCTCGGAGGATACTCAGAAGGAATAAATGGGCACTTGCAAGGATAAAAATGAATGGTGGCACTGTAAATGATAAAGAACGTAAAATTCAATATAAAGCAAGGAAAGCATATATCACTCAATGATTGAAACTATCGAAATAAAGAATTACCAACCTCATAAACACACCGTTTTAGAACTGTCTCCTGGTGTAAACGTAATAAAGGGATCCTCCCATGGAGGTAAATCCAGTATATGGAGAGCCATACGCTGGGCATTGATGAACAGACCTCTTGGTGAATCCTTCAAAAGTACCTTTGCAGATAAAAATGATGAAGTGAGTGTAGGTATAGAGTTCTCTGATGGATTTGTGTATAGAAGGAGAGGACCAAATAAAAACGAGTATGAAGTATCTGGAATAGACGGACCACTTCAGGCAGTAAGAACAGATATTCCCAAAGAGGTGAATGATGTAACTAAAATGGGAGAAGTTAATCTCCATGGTCAAGACAGTAGATACTTCCTGCTACAAGAGACACCTGGAAAAATAGCCGAGGAACTCAATAAAATAGCAGGACTAGAGATAATTGGAGAAGTGCTTAAAAGAGCCAAAAAGATAATATCAGATACCGAAATAAAAATAAAAATGATTGTGGAGGATAGAAACAAAAAATCTGAAGAACTTCTCAAATACAAATACCTTGAAAAGGTGGAACCTATTGTAGTTCATATAAAAGAGAATTATATAGAGTTTAATAACCAGATGTCCAAGGTATTAATACTTAAAGAATCACTGGACAAGGTTAGTGGGTATAAAAACAATATTAAAGAAATCACTAATTGGTTGAAGGTAAAAGAAAAATTTGATGCACTAAAAAACCGTATTGGAATGTATAAAGAAAAGGAAGAGCAGTTAAGGCAGTTAAAAAATGCTGTTAATACTATAAAAGACTTGACGTTCGTTAAGAATTCACTAGATGAACACGTTAAAAAATTACAATCAAAATATGACAATCTTTTAAAAAGTGAAGGGGTCTGTCCCCTTTGTAAAAGACCTTGGTGACGACGGTCTAATCTAGCCAAGAAAGGTAAAAAGAATGACAGATAAAATTCCAGGAAAATGCCCATATTGTAATGGTGACCTTAAGAATAAAGAGAGGAAAAGTTTCACCCGTTTTCCTGGGGATTTATTCTTTACTACCACAATAGAAACTTTCCATAGATGTAAAAAGTGTAGATTCTTTTTTTCGAATGATTACCTACGTGGGTACTGGGAAGGATGGACTGATGGAACTTTAGGTGTATCCCCTACGACATTTTCGAGCAGTTCCACCACAACCTCTACTGAACCCCCAAAGGCTACGGATGAAAATTCTGATAACAGGTGATTGGCACCTAACTGATAAAACTCCAAGGAATAGGATTGATGATTACCCTTCTACTCAGGTCCGAAAAATTGCCCGCATAGTGGGCTCAGCTGTCAATTATAGATGTCCCTATATTCTACAGCCTGGAGATATGTTTGACTCATTCAGATCTCCTGATATACTCAAATCATCTTATATTGAAAAGTTTCTAAATTCTAAATTAAATGATAATATAACCATATTGACTGTTCCTGGTCAACATGATATGAGATATCATAACTCAGACATTAGAAATACTCCAATGGGGGTACTTATATCCTCTAAAGCCATCAATATTTTAGGACCTACTGAACCTAGAATACTAATAGATCCAGGGAGTAGAATAATATTCTATGGATCAGGATGGAATGAGGATATTCCTGAGATAAAAGATTTTCCTGATTTCATTCATATATGGGTAACACATAGAATGGTTATAGATGAAAAACTCTGGGAAGGTCAGACGGACTATGAAAAAGGAGATCTTCTTCTAAAAAGAACTAAATTTGATCTAATAGTGACCGGGGATAATCATAAGAGTTTCTATTATAAAAAAGACGATAGATGGTTAATAAATTGTGGATCCCTAATGAGGTCCACAATAGATCAAATAAGCCATGACCCCTGCATATGGATGTATGATACAGAAACAAGGGAAGCTGTTAAAGCATCCTTAGGAGCAACTCCTATTCAAGAAGTGATGAAGATAGATGAGATTGAGGAGGAAAAAGAAAAAAATGAGCAACTGTTGGCCTTTGTTGAAGGTCTTAAAGAGGATACAGAACTCGAAGGAGTAAACTTCAAAAAGAATCTTTATTCTTTTATCAATACTAATAAGGTGGAATCTGAAATTAAAGAGATGATAGAGGAGATACTTCATGGCAATTTTGGCTGAACTAGATAAGTTAGGAAATGAGATAAGAAGAGCAGAGAAAGAACTGTCCTCCACAGAAGGTAAACTTGAGATGCTCATTGAAGGACTTAAAAAAGATTTTGGAGTTTCCACCGAGGAAGAACTCAAGACTAAACTTGAACAAATAACCAAATCTGCCGAAAGGTTACAAAATAAAATAGAGTCTGATTTTAAAACCTTAAAGGAGGAATATAATTGGTAGTAGCTGAGAAAATTTCAGATATTGAGAAAAGATTGGATAGGGAGAAAACTAAGAAACTCACCTTAGAGGGACAAATAGAAGATTTAGATGACCAACATAGGTATAATGAATCTAGATTGGCAAATGCCTGGAAGGCACATGCCATTATTCAAGAAGTAGCTCTAAAAACTCAACAAAACCTAGAGTTTCATTTCTCTAAACCTGTAACCACAGCTCTTAAGGCGGTCAATCCTAATTGGCCTGAATTTATAGCAAAGATCACACTCAGAAGAGGGAAAACTGAATGTGATCTTTTACTAAAAGAGAACGATAATGAACAAGAGATTATGGAGAGTTGTGGTGGAGGAGTAAAGGATGTTGCCTCCTTTGCATTACGAATAGCTTATTGGGCTTTAAAAAAGAATAGAAGGACCTTCGTATTGGATGAACCCTTTAGAAATGTTTCTCCTGACCTTCAGGAAGTAACCTCTGATATGATAAAAATGATATCAGAAAAGTTAAACATCCAAATAATTATGATATCCCATCAAGAAGACATCAATGTATCTGCCGACAAAACCTTTATAAATGAAAAAATAGGAAAGACAAGCAAAATTAGAATTATTGAGTAGGTTCCTTTTTCATCTCTTGGGCTTTAAGTGAAGACCTACGCTTTAGATAAGCCCAAACTAATCCCGCCGCAATCAACACATCTCCCATTTGGTTGACTATAGATTTCACGGCATCTATAAAGGCTGGTATAGCCGATGAGGTATCACTAATCCTACCCGTAGCTGATTGTATATCCTGAGTAGTTATCTTACCTGTAGCAATAAAAGCCACCACTAGAACTAAAGCGGCCACCAACCAAAACTCTGTAGATCTAAATCCACTCTTCATAATATACCTCCTTTATGGTGCAATTAGTATGGGTTTATCATTCTTAGGGTTGGCCGCAAAAGAGGCAAAATCTCTTACCGCCTTGAACCATACCCAAGAACGTGCTTTGCTCATGCCGTCTTCTCTACATATTCTTTTTAATTCCTCATCAGCCAAAGGACGAACTTCCTTAGGTAATTTCTTCTCTCTAATTAATTGATACAAAGCATCATGAACAAGTGATCCTCTCATAGAATTTTTAGTGTCTATGGTCAATCCACTTGGGCCATCCCAAGCATACCCCTTTGAAATCATAAGAAGACCCTCTGGGGATAAATTGATATACTCAGACTTAACATTAAATCCAACTATCTCTATCTTACACAAATAGGTCTCACAGATCTGATACTTATATCCTTCTCGATAATAAATCTTCATTTCATTACCTCCCTAAATGACCTTTTTTAATCTTTCTTATAATAGATAATCCAGCATAAGGACCAGGAAGGGTTACAATCTCAAATTCTTTAAACTTGTTATGGATAATACTCGCGGCTATCCACGCACTGGAACAATATCCTTCTGTCATAAGACTTTCATGATTCGGGTGTGTATCATGCATCAAAATTAACCCGTGTCCATCAGCTACAAAAGGTGACAAAGATTCGAAATCATTCATTACAGAAGTCCATTTATGATCTCCATCTATAAAAAGTAAATCTATAGTATCCTTCCATACCTTAGAGAATTCTTTAGAGGACATTTCATAGAATTCTGTTTTTCCTTTTATGGAAATCACCGAAGGTAAAACTTTAATATCTACGGCCACAGCCCTTTTTATCTGAGACATCTTAGATAGTTGATTAAAGGTATATCCTTTTTGAACCCCTATCTCTACATAAGTATAAGGTTCATAAAGCAGAACGAGTTCCTTAATAAGAGGAACAAATTCCATATTTTTATATCTTTTGAATATAAAGGTCATCCATGTATCCTCAAAAATTCACCTATATTAGGACTACATATCAAATCCAAATTACTATTAATTTTACCAATAGGCCAATTCCACCATTCTATATCAAGCAATCTATTTATTTGTTCTTGAGTAAATCTCATTTTACGAGTAACAGAAGGAATTCCCGCCTCCACAGAATAAGGAGCCACATCCTTTGTAACAATAGACCCGGCTCCTATAATTGATCCATGACCTATGTAAATACCTCCCATTATCGACACATCTTGACCTATCCAAACATCTGAACCAATCAATATATCTCCATATTCTCTAGGATGACCATGTATAGAACTAGGAAGACCATTCTTAAAATAATTTCTCATCTCTCTCGAGGAGAAGGGATAGGTGGAAATCCAATCCGTATTATGTCCTACCATAATAGCTTTCACGCCACTCGCTATAGAAGTAAAACTACCTACTTTTATATTACCGTTCTTACCTATTCTAACGATATTACCATAACTAAAACGGTCCATCTTAAGATAAGGAGAAATCTCTCTATTATTATCCTCCAAGTTCATTCATTATCCTTTCCCACTCATTTCTCTCCTTCTTCTTGATATCCCTAAATCCTTTGAGTAGGACTGAAGAACCTACATGATGAAAGATTATATTTCCTAAATCTTGGTACCAGAAATGAGTGTGGGTAAGAGTCCAATACCAATACCAATCATCACCGTGAAATATTTTAATTCTATGTATAGGGATAGGAGGTATCCTATCCAATAATTTCTTTCTAAACGTAAAAGCATAGCCTTCTCTTCTTTCCATTCTAACTATACAGGGCTTTTTTTTACCATTACCCATTTCCTCTAGAGTTGAGACGGATAAAGGACAGGCTACTCCACAATCTTTATGAGACCTTAAGGTCTCATCTACTCTCTGAAAAAACCATTTATTTAATACAATATCATCATTTAGTATAGATACATAATCCACTGTTATATCTACAAGGGATACACCTAGATTCCAAGATTCATTTACATCTCCCGAAATGCTAGGGTAAACCTCAATTTTAAGTTTCTTAGACCTAGGAAAATACCTTCTACCTGTGTTATTTATAATGATTACACGTTTAGGAAGAATAGTATTCTCTTCAATAGAATTGATTAAATCTTTACAAAGATCTAACCTTACTACCGGAACAATTACATTAAACTCAGGAAGAGAATCCCTCCCCCTTTTAGAGGAGGGATACCTGCTAACCACTTTTCCTCTTCTTTGCGATGTCGATCAATCCTTTTGTACGATTAAGAGACCACTTAATCATATCCCTATCCGCTGGCAAAATAGGATTGTTATTGAATTGAAACATACTCAACTCTGACGCGGCCGCAATCACTACCAAGGATTGACTCTTTTCCAGAACGTACTTCTCAAACATAGCATAGGAGATGGAAGGTTGGTCTATATACCAAATCACATCATTAATCACCTCCTCCTCTCTTTCTATGCCCTCTAGATTCATACTGTCAAGAAGAGCGGCATTTGAAATATAGAGAACAGAGTGAGTAAACTCAGGATTTCTGAGTCTTTGGCAGATAAAACTTTCGCCTTCAGGAATGGTACTGCAGATGCTCTCCTTTGGCTGAGGAAAAATATTAGCCATATTCCATCCCCAGTTGGTACAAGAGCCTTCCCCCATAGTAACCATCGCAACCATTGACAAAACTACCAACATCAATAAATTCTTTTTCATTTTGTGCCTCCTTAAATTAAGGTTTGTGGTTTCAAGGATGACGCTCCCACCTATTCCTATCTTTATAGAGTTTCTGAAGCTCATCCTTATTCTTTTCTATCTTGTCCTCATTTCTTAGGTGACGGGCATCATCTATAGTGATATGATACTGCACATTCGTAGCAAGTCCATTCACGGTTTGTCTTACTACCTCCACATTAGTATTTATAGAACTGATATCAGCGGCCATCTTCCATTGAGCACCTCCTACCACGATTACCACAAAAAATGCCAATCCCCCTACTATCCAATAGAACAACTTTGAAGATGTCTTTGATTGTATGCTCTTATATACCTCCTTAAGTTCTATAACTATAGGAGGGCATATAGAAGAGCAGGCCATTGGATTTTCCCTCCTTTCTACTCCTGTCCATTCTTGTTTTTTTCCTGTCATAATTCCTCCACATTCACATAACAATCTACCTCCCATTTATTCGCAAGAGAGGTCAATATTTTAAAGGTTATTTTATAGGGGCTTTTTGACGCCTCCCCTGCTACTACTCTAATACCTAACCTCCAAGGGTTTCCATCATCATCATTATAGATAGCAGGATTTCCCTGTAGTATATCTGAGGAGGCGTCCGAACCGTTTACATCAAGAGCTGTTGCGGTACTGCTAACTAATGTGATGGTCTCCCCACTCTCCATTACATTAGAAAAACCGCCATAGGCGACCATGCTCTCATATGGTTGTTTAAAGAATTCTCCTGGAACTGATTCACTACCCATTTGTATCACCTCCTCAAATATTAAGGTTTCTGAGTCTCTTTCAAATACTAAGGTTTCTGAGTCTCTTTCAAATACTGATGTTTCTGAGTATCTCTCAAATACTAAAGTTTCTGAGTCTCTTTCAAATATTGTATCTATACCATCTCTCTCAAATCCTATATGAGGTATGAGAGTAGGTGGATATGTGCTACTGGTAGTACTAGATGAACTTCCTGAGGAAGTAGTAGTTTCTGTGGTGCTGGTGCTACTGGTTGAGGCTGTAGTAGATGTAGTAGTAGAGTAGGTTGTACTACTTGTGGTACTACTGGAGGAGGTTCCATATGTTTCTGTAGTAGTAGTAGATGAAGAACTAAATGTACTTGTTGATGTGCTTCCAGTAGTACTCGTAGTAGAATAAGTACTCGTGGTACTCAGAGTAGTACTCGTAGTAGAATAAGTACTCGTGGTACTCAGAGTAGTACTCGTGGTAGTTGATAGAGTAGTTGTAGTTGATGTAGAACTACTACTCGTAGTAGAATAAGTGCTCGAAGTTGTTGAAGCTGAAGAACTAGTGGTAGTTGAAAAACTGCTACTTGTAGTTGTGCTATGCGTAGAAGTCGTTGAACTCAGCGTACTGCTTGACGATACCGTACTTGATGTACTGCTATATGTGCTTGTTGTAGTTGTATAAGAACTTGAAGTTGTGGTGCTTAAAGAACTAGTTGTAGTAGAGTAAGTTGAGGTTGTAGTAGAAACGGTGCTACTAGAACTGGTTGTAGAAGAATAAGTAGTTAATGGTGGTTCTGTGCTGGAAGTAGTACTATAGGTACTTGTGGAGGTCTCACTCGTGCTCGTTGTTGAATATGTACTACTCGAAGAACTAGTAGTTAAATAAGTACTGGTAGTACTCAGTGTAGAGCTAGATGTGGTAGAAAGGGTGCTGAAGGTTGAACTAGTAGTTGAGAAAGAACTAGTTGTGGTTGATAAGGTGCTATAGGTTGAACTGGTAGTTGATGAAGAACTTGTAGTGGTAGAAAGAGTACTGAAGGTTGTAGTGGTTGTAGAATACGAACTTGTAGTGGTAGATAAAGTACTTAAGGTTGTGGTAGTAGTGGAGAAGGAACTCGTAGTAGTAGATAAAGTACTTAAGGTTGTGGTAGTGGTGGAGAAGGAACTCGTAGTAGTAGATAAAGTACTTAAGGTTGTGGTAGTGGTAGAGTATGAGCTGGTAGTTGTTGATAAAGTACTGAAGGTTGTAGTGGTGGTAGAGAAGGAACTAGTTGTAGTAAAACTGGTGGTTGTACTTGAACTGGTTGTTGATAAAGTACTGAAGGTTGTAGTGGTGGTTGAGCTAAAACTTGTTGTTGTGGTAGTTGTGGTAGAAAGAGTGCTATATGTTGAGCTAGTTGTGGTAGAACTAGTTGTGCTACTTGAGGTAGTTGTTGATATAGAACTCAGAGTAGAACTTGTGGTGGTAGTAGAGGAAAAAGTGGTTGTGGTGGTGGTTGTAGTTTCTGGTAAAAAATCAATAACTACATCTTCTACCTCGGTTGATGGAGGTTCCGTAGTTGTAGTGCTTAGAGTAGAACTTGTGGTGGTAAAAGTGCTCGAGGTTGTGGTTGTACTAGAACTACTAGAACTGGTTGTTGTGGATAAGGTACTAAAGGTGGTAGAAGTAGTAGAGAATGAACTTGTAGTGGTAGATAAGGAACTTGTGGTAGTACTGAAGGAACTGGTAGTGGTAGATAATGAACTTGTAGTGGTAGATAATGAACTTGTAGTGGTAGATAATGAACTTGTAGTGGTAGATAATGAACTTGTAGTGGTAGATAAGGAACTTGTGGTAGTACTGAAGGAACTGGTTGTGGTGCTGAAGGAACTTGTAGTTGTTGAAAGAGTGCTATATGTTGAACTGGTTGTGGTTGATAAAGTACTATATGTAGAGCTGGTTGTAGTTGAAAGAGTGCTGAGAGTAGTAGATGTAGTAGATAATGTAGAGTATGAACTAGTTGTGGTGCTAAATGAACTTGTAGTAGTAGAACTAAATGAACTTGTAGTAGTAGAATATGAGCTAGTGGTTGTTGAAAGAGTGCTGAAGGTTGTAGTAGTAGTGGAGGAACTGGTTGTAGTTGATAAGGTACTATAGGTGGTAGTTGTAGTAGATACCGTTGAGGTGCTTGATGTAGTGGTGATACTACTTGTTGTAGTGGTGAAGGTGGTAGTTGTAGTAGATGATGAGGTTGCTCCTGCCGCTGTAGTTATCGAGGTTTGACAAATAGCAGATCCAGGATAAGTAACACAAACGAGTTGTATCTCATATTCCTGATTATCAAGTGCTCCAGAACCAAACCCTAGAGCCCATTGACCTTCCCAATAATTTCCATTCGCTATGTTAGAGGCGTATGCCGTATTATCCCCTTCACTCTCTGTCCCACTATCCCATGTGGATAAACACCCGGCACTGTTGCCAGATAATAAATTACCTCCATTAGTTAGAACTGTGTTCGTTCCCCATCTTATCTCCGTATCTGCTCCAACATCAGAGAAAGAGCCTCCTATTCTCCTCCACTGCAATTTAAAATCTGCGTCATCATTGTGAACATTAGACAAAGCCCATGTAGATATAATAAACTCATTGGATTTATCCCAACTAGTTATATCCACATTACAAGAACTCTGCCAATTTCTATTGGCATCAGCAATTCTTGAATTTGTTTGACAAACAAGGGACATTTGTTATCTCTCTAACCTAACCAAAAAATAACCCTGACACATAAAGTAAGTAGAGTAATCATGCCATGTATCTGACTCACAATTAGCCACAGAATTACCTGTCTTATACTTTGTTGATATAGAGGGACCTGAACCTTCTATATATTTATTTAATGTAATTCTAGCCTTCCCAACACCTAAATTCCAAGGTGAAATCATTTGCATATATTCACCTTCGTTGATTATTAACTTTTCAGAGTCTCCAGATCCAGAAATAGTTCCTGTTCCTTCCCAATTAGTTAAAAAGTCCTCATCATTATTTTCATCTACCGAGGTATGATGTCCAAATACAACAGTACCTTGTCCGGGAGGTATTGTAGTGGTGGTGGACAAAGTAGAGGAGGAACTAGTTGTAGAGGAACTAGTTGTGGTAGAACTTGAGGTAGACAAAGTAGAAAAAGTGGTAGAGGTGGTGCTGAAGGAACTGGTTGTAGTAGATAAGGTAGAGTATGTACTACTAGTGGTACTAAAGGAACTAGTTGTGGTACTAAAGGAACTAGTAGTGGTTGAAAGAGTACTTAAGGTTGTGGAAGTTGTAGAATATGAACTTGTGGTTGTTGAAAGAGTGCTATATGTTGAACTTGTAGTAGAAGAAGAACTTGTGGTTGTTGAAAGAGTGCTATATGTTGAACTTGTGGTAGATAAGGAACTGGTTGTAGTACTAAAGGAACTAGTAGTGGTTGAAAGAGTGCTGTATGTAGAACTAGTAGTTGAACTTGAGCTGGTTGTGGTGCTGAAGGAACTGGTTGTGGTGCTGAAGGAACTGGTTGTAGTAGATAAGGTACTGAAGGTTGTGGAAGTTGTAGAATATGAACTGGTTGTAGTAGATAAGGTGGAATAAGTAGAGCTAGTAGTTGAACTTGAGCTAGTTGTGGTACTAAAAGAGCTGGTAGTTGTTGAAAAAGTACTTAAGGTTGAACTTGTAGTAGAGAAGGAACTGGTTGTAGATAAAGTGGAACTCGTTGTTGAACTTGAACTCGTGGTGGTTGAAAGAGTACTTAAGGTTGAACTTGTGGTAGAGAAGGAACTGGTAGTGGTGGATAAAGTACTATATGTAGAACTGGTAGTGGTAGAAAGAGTACTATATGTTGAACTTGTAGTAGTAGAGTATGAACTGGTTGTGGTACTAAAGGAACTAGTAGTGGTTGAAAGAGTACTTAAGGTTGAACTGGTAGTTGATAAAGAACTAGTTGTAGTTGATAAAGAACTAGTTGTAGTTGATAAAGAACTAGTTGTAGTTGATAAAGTTGATAAGGTTGTGGAAGTTGTAGAATATGAACTGGTTGTAGTAGATAAAGTAGAGTATGAACTAGTTGTAGTAGATAAAGTAGAGTATGAACTAGTTGTAGTAGATAAAGTAGAGTATGAACTGGTTGTGGTACTAAAGGAACTAGTAGTGGTTGAAAGAGTACTTAAGGTTGAACTGGTAGTTGTTGAGTATGAACTCGTAGTGGTTGAAAGAGTACTTAAGGTTGAACTAGTTGTGGTAGAGTATGAACTGGTTGTAGTGGATAAGGAACTCGTAGTTGTTGAAAGAGTACTTAAGGTTGAACTTGTAGTTGTTGAGTATGAACTCGTAGTGGTTGAAAGAGTGCTGAAGGTTGAACTTGTAGTTGTTGAGTATGAACTCGTAGTGGTTGAAAGAGTACTTAAGGTTGAACTTGTAGTTGTTGAGTATGAACTCGTAGTTGTTGAGTATGTAGAGTATGAACTGGTTGTAGTAGAGAATGAACTCGTAGTGGTTGAAAGAGTTGAATAAGTTGAAGTAGTTGTTGAGTATGAACTCGTAGTGGTTGAGTATGAACTCGTAGTGGTTGAAAGAGTACTTAAGGTTGAACTGGTAGTGGTACTAAATGAACTGGTAGTGGTACTAAATGAACTGGTAGTGGTACTAAATGAACTGGTAGTGGTTGAAAGAGT